TCTCTATTAAATAAATTTAATTTATCAATAAATCAACTAGTATTTATTTCTCTTGTATTGAATGATAATCAAATAAATAGTCAAGACATTCATGAACTTCTCAGCCGAGTTAATGAAGAAGAGATACAAGAGTTAATTAATCGTAACATTGTTGTAGTAACTACTTCTGACAACAATAAAATTTATAGTCCTTCTGAAGAACTACTTGAAACTATTAAGAAAGATAGAGAAAGTATGTTTGATGAGTTCTATGAAGTATTTCCAGTTTATGTTATAAGACCTGATGGAACTAAAGGTTTTTTAAGGGCAAATGTAAACAAATGTAGAAAAGAATATAACCGTATCATAGGTAAATCCAAAGCAATGCATGAACATATCATGGCTTGTCTGAGGTACGAAATTGATAATAAAATGCAAACAGGCAAAATAGGTTATATGAAAACTATGTGGAAATGGCTTACTCAACATGAGTGGGAATGTTACGAGGAACAAATGAACACTGAAACAACTGAATATTGTGGTTATGGAGAAAATACAATTTAAACCTATATCTTCAGTAGTGGATGAATCTGTTCAGTATATTAAAGATAGAAAAGAGAAGAAAATAACGTCCTTGAAGACAGGATGGAAGAAGTTTAATTTCGCTACTGGTGGAATTGAACCTAATATGATCTTTACTATTGCAGGTATATCTGGTTCAGGTAAATCTTCATTTGCAAATACGCTAATATTTGATTTAATTGATCTTAATCCTAATCAGAAAATCAAAGTTCTTTATTTCTCATTTGAAATGGTAGGCTATCGAAATGTAGGTAGAGCTATTAGTAATAGAGTGAGAAAAACTGTATCTGAATTATACAGCGGTAAAGAGACTTTAGAGGATGAAACATTCGAGAAAGCTTTATCGGAAGCTGAAGTATTAAAAAAGTATCCAATATACTTTGTTGATACTCCTCTAAGTGTTGAACAAATGGAACAAGCAATTGATGAATTCCATGATAGTATTGATAAGGATACTTGGCTAATAGTAGTATTAGACCATGTATTACTTGTTAATGGAGATGGTGGAGAAAGAGCGGTAATAATAGATTTACAGAAAATGTTTATTCGTAAAAAGAAATTATCTAATACGAGTATTATACAACTTTCACAGATGAATCGAAATATTGAAGCTCCTGATAGGATAAATAATCCTTCAAGTCATTTTCCAATGAGGAGTGACTTGGCTGCATCTGATGCAATATTCCAAGCGAGTGACTTTGTAATAGCAATTCATCGCCCAGAACTATTAAATTTAGCTATATACGGTGTTAAGCGCTTACCTGTAAAAGACAAAGTATATCTTCACTTTCTTAAAGTAAGAGATGGAGAACCTTGTATATTAGAATTTAACAACGAGTTAAAATACGGCAATTTAATAGAGACTGAAAGTACTACATCAGAGCAGAAAGTAGTATTTAACAATAAAATAGGCTGAAATTATGGGAAAATATTTTACAGTAACTCTTCCGAATAAAAAGTGTGATAAAAAAGGTATGTATAAGAACTATCTGTTAAAGCGTTTAGCTTTAGCTTATCCAGAATTGTTGATTGATGGTATCGACACAGAAGAGACTCCCTTTAGTTACCAATATATTGGACCGAACGATAAGATTCGTTTCGGTGCAGATATCTATTCTCCTTGTGACGTAGCTAAGTATCGTAAATGTACTTATTGCCCGTATAAGGTAGACAATTACAATCTTGCAACTCAGTTTGATCTTGCAATGAAGAAACTTGATGACTATGCAAAAATGCGTCGTAGTTGTCATAAACCGCTTTATGATTTTCGTTTGCCAGATGGTACTCCGGTTAAGGAATACGGAAATTTTATCCAGGTAGGCTATAAGCTTATCCCGAAATACAATCGTAATTATATTATTGGTATGCTTGAAGAAGATCAGGCAATTATCAATAATATTATTATTATGATTAATAATAGCACTGAAATTAATGCAACTCTAAATATCTAATTTTACTTTATTTATCATATATTTCCAAATTTTGTCATATACTATCATATCATAAAAGTAAGATAGGTAAAAACCTATTTTAACATGTTAGTACTACCAACAGAAAAAAATAAGCCAAGAGTACAGAATCCAAGATTTTTAATATTCTTTGGCAAACCTAAGTCTGGTAAAACTACATTACTATCTATGCTTGATGGTTGTCTAATTATAGACTTAGAAGGTGGCTCTGAATTCTTAGAGGCACTTTCTATTCAAGCACGTAATATTAATGATTTAGCTGAGATAGCTAATCAAATTAGGCAGAAGATTTCTCAAACAGGTCAAAAGCCTTATAAATACATAGCTATAGATAATGCTACTCGATTAGAGGAAATGTGTTTAGGCTATGCAGCTACACTTTATCGTCAGACTCCTATGGGTAAGACATATAAAGGAGAAGACATTAGAACATTACCAAATGGTAGCGGTTATCTATATCTTAGACAAGCTGTACGTAAGGTCATAGATATGTTTAAAGAGCTTTGTGATAATTTTATCTTAGTAGGACATACTAAAGATAAGATGATTAACAAAGAGGGAGAAGAACTAACAGAAATGGCTCTAGATCTTGTAGGTAAGTTAGGAGACATAGTATGTGGTGAAGCTGATGCTGTAGGTTATGTGTATCGTAAAAAGAATGAAACAATAGTTTCATTTGAAGGAGGAGATAACTCTATACGAGAAGCAAGAGCCCCTCATATTAGAGGAAAGAAGATAGTAATAGCAGAAAGTGATGAAAATAACAAGATTACTACCCATTGGGATAGAATCTATTTACCAGAATAAAAAAGGAAATAAGATATGTATAGTAAAGAAAGAGCGCAACAAGTAACAAAGAATGACGTTAAGTTTATCCCCGCAGGTATTCAAGAAAATGTAGCACTTAAGAGTGCACGTGTAGCAGAATCTCCTACAGGTAGAAAATTCTTTGAGGTAACATTTGAGAAAGACGGAGCAACATTAGTACAAACTGAGTGGAAACCTGATAATAAGAATGGTGAACTCAGTGATGAAGCAGTACAGAAGAAAGAAGATAATCAATTTTCTCGTATTATGCAGTTGTTGCTTTGTTTCTATAAGGATGAACAACTTGTATTTAACGGTACTAAATTTGAAGAATTCTCTAAAGAAGTAGTAGATTATTTGAATAATGCAGATAAGTCTAAACTTCTAAGAGTCAAAGTTGTATATAACGATAAAGGGTATACTACTCTTCCGTCATATGTAAAATATACATTTGTAGAACCTATGGTATTACCTGAAGGACAGACTTCAGCTATTACTGAATTACGTATTGATAACTTTGCTAAGCCTATTGTTGCAGATGTTGAGACACCTGTAGCAAGTATTGGTTCGACTATGAGCAGTATAACTCCTACTATGGAAGCTGCAGTTACTAATACTACAGAAGCAAATCCTTACGGTTTGCCGTTCTGATAAATTCTATAAATGAAATAGCTACCTACGCTAGGTAAATATAGCGATACGAGGATTATATACTTTATAGTATATAACCCTCGTTTTTATTTTGTATAACTAAAATCAATTTATAATGCGTTTATCAAAATTTATTAATAAAACTTTCCTTAAAAAAGTAGGTAAAGAAGCAGACATAATAGACTCTAATTATACAATTCAAAACATTAATATTAAAGATGGACATAATATTAAGCGTGATGAGTTAAAAGAAGGAGACATTGTTTATGCAGCTATTTCTACTACTATTAAAGAAAATGGAAAGAAGAAACGATTAAATCAGAGAAAAGATATTTACCAGTTAAAAGACTCGTTTGGTAAATTTGTATTTATCGATTATCTTGGTAACGAGTACAAGACATCTTTAACTGCTATTAAGATAGTTCATTGTATATCTCTCAAACAAAAAGAAGCAGAGATAAATGAATTACTTGATAAGTATGAAAAAGAACAAATAGAAGCAGAAAGACTAAAGTATCTAGAGGACAGTAAGAACTTAGGATTTAAATTTACTGACCTTGAGCCAGAAGATAAGTTGCGTAAAACTATAGATTCTGGTATAAAGAATATATGGATGGTTGGTCCTGCAGGATGCGGTAAAAGTACAATGGCAAGAAATGTTGCAACAGACATGGATTTGCCATACTTATGTATTAGTTGCGGTATTGGGACTTCGGCTACTGAGTTTATTGGTTATAAGTATCCGACACGTGAAAGTACTCGATTTGGAGAATTTTACGCTAAACCATCTATTATATTGATTGACGAGATAACAGCTTTAGATCCTGCTGTGGCGCAGATTCTAAATGCAGCGTTAGCTAATGATGAAATTGAGACAACCACAGGCTTAGTTCATCGGCATCCGGAATGTATTATTATTGCTACTAGTAATACTTTTGGTTTCGGTTGCGATCGTCAATATGTAGCAAATAACCAGTTAGATGCGTCGACTATAGACCGATTTATAGGCGGTATTGTAGAAGTTACGTATTCTGCTAAATATGAGAGTAGGTATGATAGTGAAGTTGTTGAATATGTTAGATCTCTTAGAGACTTTATCTCAGAACAAAATATACGAAAAGTATGCTCTACTCGTATGATACAAGCAGGACATAATTTAAAGTATAATCATTTCTTAGATTGGAAATGGCGTCTAATTATTAATTGGACAGATAATGAGAAAGAACAGTTAACTAGATGGTTAACAGATAGAGAACAAACAATAACAATTAATTATCATGGTAAACCTAACTTATAAATACGATAGTATCACTAAGTTTTATGAAGACGCTCTTCATCCAACACCTGAAGGTAATATTCAGGATACTCAAAACCATTTAGAAACAGAATTTGAGTCTTTTAGAGGAATGGATATAGCTAATATTAAGAAGAATCAATATGGTTATACTAAAGGTCTAAAAGATCTAGCTAAACTTGAGCTTAATTTAAGTTTAGGAGGTTCTAAAAGAGATTATAAATGGGATGAATTAGATGGTGATGATATGAATTATGATCGTCTAATGGAAGGATTTCCTGCTATGAAGAAACGAATAAAGACTCATGGCATTGGAAGTGGACGTTTAATAAATGTATATGTTGTCATATCTGAAAATTGTAATATAGGTTCTGAAGAAATGCTTAATAAAGCATATACAGCAATGCAAATTGTTGATTTACTTGAGAATTTAGGTTATAGAGTAGCAGTATACTCATGTGATTCTACTTTAGATAGTAATGGTACTTATAAAGGAGAGTCTAATGTAAGATATGAGGTATACGTATGTCTTAAGCGACACGAAGATTCGTTAAATAGAGGATTAATACTTAATGGTATTAGTCCTTGGTTTTTTCGCTATTATATGTTTGCTCATCAGAAGGGTAGATATAAAAATGGTTGGGGAATGGGAAGAGCTGTTCCATTGGATATAGAACAGACTAAAGAAAACATTGTAATCAATCATGGGGAGTGTCTTAATAAAGACTCAGCTAATATTAAGATTAAGAAAATACGAGAATTATTTAAAGTAGACTAGGAGACGTTATGCCATAAAGAGCAGCTATGCCTTAATCCCGCATAGTGGTGTACAAAGATAGGTGTGAGTCCTATGATACGAAAAGTTTACTCTACGGTTTGAAAGAGAATTAGCTCTATACTAATAGAGATTTATCAGCTTTCTTTCTATAAATATATTTCTAAGTAATAACTCGTCAGGCTATGCAACGCATAGGGGAACGCTTATTGACGAAGTACTATTTTATAGAATATGCAAACATAGACTGAAAAAACATGATTCGGAGACTAGTTAACATTATTAACTAAATATGGAGGAATAGTAATGTGACTATAATAACATAGAAACTAATAACATATAATAACAAATATTATCCTATAGTAATAAATTCTATAGGATATACGAGAGATGCGTTAACTGTGATAGGTAGTACAGGTCGCCAAATGGGGATAGCGTGTGGTATGGTTCGAATCCATCCTCTCTCACACTAAATATACAAATATGTATGACAAAAGAAGGGTTAAAATCCCTACTGATATTACTTTAGATTATATATTATCTAAAGTAAGTGAGTATGATATATATGCTCACTACCTTGGACAGTTTAAGGTTGGTGCTATATATAATAGTCCATTTCGTAAGGATAAGAATCCTTCTTTTGGAATCTATTATAGCAAGAGAACTAAACAGTTACTATTCAAGGACCATGGAACAGGTGAATGTGGTAATATAGTTAAATTTGTATCATTGTATACAGGTTTAACAAATTATAATGATATACTAAAAGATATTGTTAAACAGCTTAATATTACTACAGACACTAAACTCGATAGCTCTAAGCAATATATACCTTCATCTGAGACTGTAATTGGTATAGTAAGGCAGAAATTTACTCCTACTGATATCAATTATTGGTCTCAGTTTAATATCTCCGAAAAGACATTAAAGAAATTTAATGTGAATAGTATTAAGTATTACTTATGTAATGGAATAGTTAAAGGAATATATAAAGAAGATAATCCAATGTATGCTTATAAAGTGTATAACAACTTTAAAATATATAGACCTTTAGCTGATAAATATACTAAATGGAGGAATAACCTTACTGAGTATGACATACAAGGGTATGCTCAATTACCAAGTAAAGGTGATACTTTGATTATAACTAAAAGTATGAAAGATGTAATGTGCCTCTATGAAATGGGAATACCAGCTATATCTCCTTCATCGGAGAGTACATTTATACCTAATGATATATTAGAAGGCCTTAAGAAGCGTTTTAAGCGCATTATCATTCTGTTTGATAGAGATAATGCAGGTGTAAAATATCTTCGCAAAATGAGCCTTAAAACAGGCTTAGAAGGGCTTTTAGTACATAAGAAATTCAAAGCTAAAGATATATCTGATGCTATTAAAGCAAATAGTTTTGAAGAAATAAAAGAATGGTTATATGGCGAAATTAAAAAGCAAAATACCAAAGAAGAAAAAGAATTAGGGGAAAGTAAGGAATGCAACTCCTAATGTATATGATGGAATTAAGTTTAGAAGTAAACTTGAAACATATACATATAAAAAACTTAAAGAAGCTAATATACCAGCGCAATATGAAGCAATCCACTTTGAATTAATACCTAAATTTGAATATAATGGAGAAAAGGTAAGAGCTATGACATACTTACCAGACTTTATTGGAGAAGACTTTATAATAGAATGTAAAGGCTTAATGGGTGATTCATTTCCTTTGCGTTGGAAAATCTTTAAATATACTCTTATGAAGAGTAATGCTAAGTATAAGCTATACTTAGTAAGAAACCAAAAGCAAGTTGATCAAATGATCAATGAATTAAAAACTAAAAAATAACAGATTATGTCAGAATTTATTAAAGTAGGCAACAAGATAGTAACAAAACCTAATGGTTTGGATTGTGATTTAGTAAACGGTAAAGTATACAACTTGAAGTTTGATAGATTTGAAGTAGGAGTATTCCTTGAAGAAGATGGGTCACTTAGCCTACCTAAAAAAGTTTACACAACTAAAGATGACGAAATCTTTGTAAAACGTGTAATTAATTACTTTAATAATACTAGTAAACTATCTACTGGTGTAATGCTTAGTGGTATCAAAGGCACTGGCAAAACTGTTATGGCTAAAGTCATTGCAGAAAAGTCTAATCTTCCTATATTTGTAGTAGATGAAGATTTCCCTACACATATGATTAATGACTTCTTTCGTAAATTTTCTACTCCGGTAGTAGTAATTTTCGATGAAGTGGATAAGCATTGGGATACAGAAGATTTATTAGGATGGTTAGATGGTGTGCAGACAAATGCAAAGAAGTTAGTTCTTTTTACATGTAATAATGAAGAAAGAGTTAACTGTTATCTAAAAGATAGGTGTTCTCGTGTTCGTTATAGTCGTCATTTTGAGCCTAACGATAATGCTCGTTTCCTTAAAGAGATCTTAAAGGATAAAGGTATAAAAGAGAGTGATATTGACTCTATTTATAAATTTATTGTAAGCAACTTTAACTTATTATCTATTGATAATATTTTATCATTTATTGATGAGAAGTTAATGTTCCCTGAAATATCTAATGCAGATCTTTTAAAAGATTTAAATATTACTACAAAAGAAGAAGAAATTGTAGAATATGATTCTAATGAGGATTACGAATATGATAATGACAACGATAACGATGATGATTGGGATGACGATGATTATGAAGATGAAACTGAACATCTTATAATTAATCTTAAATCAGCTGCGTAATTAACAAATAAGGCTAGTAGAAATACTAGCCTTTAAATTTTAACTATGAAAATATGTAGTTTAAGTGATATACATGGTTCATTTATAGATATACCAGAATGTGATGTATTATGCATTGCAGGAGATATCGTTGATTTAAATAATCAACGGTCTATAGATGCATCTAGACATTGGTGGTATAATAGATTTACTAATTGGGTAAACAGATTACCATGTAAGAAAGTTATTATTACTCCTGGTAATCATAAACTTTTTTCATTTTTATACGTTATATGATATATACAAATGATATATATTATATGAAATTAAATTATACATTAAACGAACATTATTTTGATTCAATAGATACGGAAGAAAAGGCTTATTGGTTAGGATTTTTATATGCAGATGGTTGCATATCTAATAATAGTATATATTTTGGTCAAGCTGAAAATAGAGCTGATATAGTTCATAAATTTATAAAAGCTTTATCTATAACTAAACCAATTAAAATTTCTTATCCAAAAATAGGAAAACCATTTTACAATTGTCAAATAGTTAGTAAAATTCTTTTTAATAGGTTAAAAGAATTAGGATGTATACCTAATAAGTCTCTTATACTTACATTTAATCCTGATATAATTCCTAAACAATTTATAAATTCATTTATCAGAGGATATTTTGATGGGGATGGTTGTATTTGGGAAGGGAAACGAAAAATAATGTTAGTAAAAGATAATCAAAGAAAATCAGGAAATAGAGAACGAATTATACATAATGTTAAATTTACTATTACTGGTAATTATAACTTTATAATTAATCTACAAGATTATTTATGTATTCAATTAGGTTTTAAAAAAACTAAATTAAATTTTTCTAAATCTAAAATTAAGAAAAATATATGTACAATGGAATATTCTGGAAGACGACAAGTTAAAAAATTCTTTGATTATATCTATAACAATGCTACAATTTATGAAACAAATAAACGTAAAAAATTTGAAAATATAATTTGTGCTTCTACAGAGAAATCTGTAGTCGAAACTGCGTTAATTGAGGAGACGCCTGAGATGGTTATCGTCAGCCAAGCTGCATAAGCAGAAGGTTCACAGACTATTCCTGAAATGGAAGTACACTTAAGTAAGTGGAAAAGCGCAGCTCTTAACATGTAATGATGAAGATGTGAGATAGTCGGTTCTTATACGAAAAAGGAAGTATAAGCAGATTAAAAGTCGGATACAAATTAACGACTTGTATTGAACACAAAAGGATTTTTTCTTAGAAGATGCTTATAATAAAGGTTATTATAGTGAGTTAAAACAAGACTTATCTGTAAGAACTAATGGTAAATTAGTTATATTAATAGATGAACAATATACTTATAAAGGAATAAAGTTCTATGGTTGTCCTTGGATTAAATCTATTACTTTTCAAAGTAAAAGATGGGCATTTGAGGATGATGGAATAAAACCTGGAGAAACAGATCCTGATACAGGAGAAGTAAATAATACAAATGAGATAATATCTCATTATAATAAGATACCTAATGATATAGATATCTTAATTACTCATGATAATCCATTTAAAAATGAATTATTAGAAAATGCAGCTAAACATAAAATAGCTCATTTATATGGTCATTGGCATGATGGAGAAGACTTACAAGAACAAGGGTATTACAATTGTTCTATGCTAAATGATAATTACAATCATAAGAAGGAGTTTACTCCTATTACAATTGATATTATGAATAAAGAAGAAGTTATTCTTTCTTACTTAGACTCATTAAAAGGAGTTCTAAGTGCTTTTTATGTATTAAAGGGAAAAGATTCTCTAACTATGAAAGAGTTAGAAGAATTTCTTGAAATGCAAAAAGATTTCTATAAACAGCATACACAGGAAGAAGATGGAATTCCTTGGAATACTAATTTAAATACAGAAGAAGATGAACTTATTACAGAAGATTTACAGTAAGCTAGAAAAGAAAGTGAATGAAGTATTAATGACTCGAAAGTTTAATGCTTTTATTGAATCAAAATTAGTTGAAAAAGAAGAAAAGAAAGAAAAATGGTTAGATCTTATGAAGAGTAGTTTAGAAACTGGACTTTTTAGTGATGCTTTTGTTTACTACGATTCTTATCTAGATACTAATACAGATATTGAACGGCTTAAAGCTTTTAAAGATTTTGTGTTAAGTGAAAAAGATAATACGGAAAATTAAATATTTCATTAAATGATGAAGATTGATATTCCTTATTATGAAGATAATACCCGCATTAGTAACAGTGCAATAGGTTGGTTTCTTAAGAAAGGACCTAGATATCTTCGTGATATGCTAGATGGAAATGAAGAAGGTATATCGGGTAAGTTTCTTGAAAAAGGGACTATGATACATGAGTATATTCTTCAACCAGAAGAATTTTGGAAAGACTATGAAATATTAGATTTTGAAGTTCCAAAAGTAAAACAACAGAAAGATTTATGTGAGTATTATAGTACTCATAAATTAACTGATCCTTTAATAGATGAGGAGAAGCTATTACTAGATGCCTATAATAATTCTTATAGTAATAGTAAAGGAGTAGATATAAAGAGATCAGAAGCAAAGCACATTGTAGAAACTTATAGTCAGTATATTACTTATCTACAAGTAAGTTCTACAAAGAAGGTTATTTCATTTGCTGATTTAACTATGCTAAAGCAAATTAAGGAAAACCTACAAGAACATGTAGCGGCAAATAATTTGCTGTTTAATGTTCCAACTACATATACCTGTCATAATGAGTATCATATTAATTGGGATTTATATGATGTAAAATGTAAATCTTTACTTGATAGAGTAATGTTTGATCATATTAATAAGAAAATCATTTTGATAGACCTTAAAACTACTAGTGATGTTTATAATTTTAAACATTCTGTAGAAGAATTCGATTATTACAGGCAAATAGCTTTTTACCTTTGTGCTATTACTTGGTATATGCTTAATGAATTAAATCTTAATCCAGATGATTATGATTTTGAAGCGTATATTATTGCGATACAAACAAATGGAAAATACGAAGTTAGAGTATTTAATATGTTTAACGAAGAGGAGTTACTCAAACGTAGAAATATTATAGCAGATACTTTAAAAGAAATTTCATATCATATCAGTTCAGACAATTGGGAACATACTCGTAAATATTACGAGAATAATGGTGTTGAAGAACTTGAATGATGTTAGTATATACATTGTACCATTATTAGATGATAATCTTACTTGGAATGATTTAACTGTAGAAAGTGGATTCATAAACGCTTATACTACAGATAAAAATAGACCTTTTTTAGAAGAAAAGGTCTTTCTTGTATATGATAGTAGTGTAAATACTAAAGAATCTATAGATAGATATAGGAAGTTTAAGAATCTAGATTCTCTATATAATACTAGGTATATTACTATAAATAGTAAGCATTATACTGTATATTGTTTAAGTAATCCTAAATATAAGAAAGATATTAATGATCTTAAATCAGTAGGTAAAACATATAATGTAAATGCAGCATTAGAAATAAATAGATTTTGGGTAAACGTGCCTGTTCCAGAATTAGCGCAAAGATTATTTCTAGATACTTATAGATTCGGTGATACTATAAGTGCTGAACTACCTGAGGAAGATTATTATAGTTATGAGGAGCGTGATGAACTCTCATAACAAAATAGGCTGAGTAACTTAATACTCAGCCTTTCTTTTTTACAGTATATCTAACGAATTGATAATTTAGATAGAAACTTTTAGAAGTTCATTAACTAATTCTATAAATAGTTTCTTTTTGCTTTTGGGTCTGTTGCTTCTATGATACTCTTAATAGGAGTAACTTTAATTATATTTTTCAATATAACTGGTAATCCCTTATAAGGTCCTCTATCTATTATTGTAAATGGGGTTCTATCACCTACATATGATGCTGGATTCATAAGATTAATAAAACTAGAGGCATTATCAAACCAGTTAAAAGCCGCTGTAGGAGACTTAATTAGAGACATAAATTCAAATGGGTTATACATAGTTCTAAACTCAAAAGCGGAACGCATAGCTAAATATGTAATAGACTATGTTAACCAAGTATCATACTCATCGTCTCCATCTACAATTGATGCCATTACAAGAGCTACTGCAGTAGAAGCTGCTATAAGTACTAATTCATTCAGTGTTCTTCTAACAGCATACTACTCGTATTCTTTTAAATTATCATAATCTGCTAATAACTAGGCTATAGCAAAATGTCTCTGCCCTATAACATTCTTTAAGAACCTACCAGTAGATCTGTAATATCCTTCTTCTTCTACTCCTAAATCAAGATTAAATTGTCTTCTCTTAAATCTATCATGTAATGCAGATATCATAAAGTTTCTGTGTAGTACTATATATGAAGCAATAGCATTAGCGTGTACTGCTGCTTTATCTATCTCTCTTAGAGTACCATCTATTCTCTAAGTAAGTATATTAATTCTATTCCTTACTTCATTCTATAACTTATCGTTAACGTACTATTTATATTTATCCTATACTTTTATATCTCCATTCTCATCCTCTTTAAATACATCATATAAAGTAACTGGTAGCTACTCAAACTTAGTACTATTAGAATTAAATTTATCTATGTACTATTGTTTGGTCATAAATCCCTCTCCATCTACAAATCTATAGCTATGATATATACTTATAACTGTATGACTTTTAACTGTATAATCAGACTAGGTATAACCAGCAAACCAGAAATTCTAATTTATAGATCTTAATACCTAACTTTCATCAAGCCTATCAAATATTTCTTTGTTATCCTTTATTACTTGATTAAGCTACATCAGGTATGACAATTTACCTTTAGGAACAGGATTACCAATATTTGCCATTATATATGGTAATTGTCTAGCAAATTCACCAGAAGCAAATTTGAGATCATTCATATCAAAGAATCTTCCCATCTTAGCCTCTAAAGTAGTATAAGTAGCATCAGTAAAGAAAGAAGTACCTATAGACCATAGGTTACCAGACAAGTTTACCTTAGTAACAAAACCTCTTATTATATCAAGTGTCTTACCTACGTTTATCTCTTTACCCAAAATATCTACAATAATAGGAGTCTTATTTCTTCCATACATTATTCTGTCAACTAATAACTAAGCTTGTTTATATATATTTGATGAACCTGCTGTTTTTAACTCCTTCTTAGTTCTTATCTAAATATTTTTAAGCAGATTAAGTAGAAGTTCTATGTCATCCTATTGTTCTACCATATTGTTATAATTAGCAGCCATATTATAGTAAGCTATAGTAGATGCTACAGCATCAGTAGATATTTCATTAGTATCATCTAACATTTTTATAAATCTAGTAGGTATTACTTTGATAGGGTCTCCATTAGGCATTGTAGTAAACTCTTCAACATAATCCATGTCATCTACTTTTGTAACAGCTATATCCTCAAATACATATTTTAAGGCATTGAGTACATTGTCTTTTCTACCAAGCACCTACATGAATCTAGCTGGTATCTACGGCATTCTGTTATCATCTGCAAACGTTAAAAATGATATATATTCGTTAGCCTTTTTCATAGTATCAGACAAACTGTCATATAGTTTCTTTAATTCTGGTTTATCTGTTACTTCCTTATATGCTTTACTATTATCATAATACTTCTTATTAGGTTGTATGGCAGGTCCAGATGGATCCCAATTCTTATTATACCAATCAGATGTATTATCTAAAGTAGAGTATCTACTTATAGGTGCATATTCTGTATACTTTTCTAACAGTTCATCTTTTGGTTTTAACTCTGTATAATATGATGCTGGATGCATTTTACCTCTACCATCCTCATAATGATTTTTATTAAACCAATCATTATAAGCTTCAGTACCCGACTCTCTAGCTGCCTAGCTATCTTTATAATATTGTTCTGTAACAGTTACTTCTGCTATATCACTAAATTTCTTTTCAGTAGCGACTTGCTCTCTCCAAGTATAAAGATTAGCTATATTCTAGTCTAATTTAAGCATTTCTATTTTCTCAGAGTCAGACATTAAATCAGGATTAATCTTATTAGTATACGGATCTTTAAACAACTGTTGGAATTCCCTACGTTTTTTAACTGCTTCTTTATAATCATCGGATTGTTCTGCTTTTGTTAGACTATCTAATTGATCATAAAACTCTTGAGTATACTATTTCTTAAGATTTCTAGATTCCCATAAAGCTAACTGTGAAGAGTCTTCTCCATATTTAGCTACTATTTTAGATCTATCTTTATTGTATCTTTCTTTGTCAGTCTTATATTTAACGTGTTTCTGTACTACTTCATTAAAAGCAGATAACTCATTTGCTATTAATAAATCATCTCCAGTCTTTACACTTCCATCAAGATTATATCTATTAGCTAACAAGGATTTTTGTTTACGCAGATTAAGTAGAGAATTATACTCTGATTCTGATAGTAAATTATCATATTCTACTCCATCTATAGTAATAGGATCTACTATAGTGTTAATATAATTGTTAATTTCATTTATGGCGTCTCTAGTTTTCATAGAGAGCATTTTATTTCTAGTAGTATAATATTCAGATTTGTATTTTCTATCTGCTCTTTCGGAATAGAATTTATTTACTCCGTCAAACCATTTCTTTTGAATATCTTCATTATCAGGCATTACATATTGATCATTTTCATCTTTTTGTATGCCTAACTTATTAGCTAATTCGTCTAAATACTATTTTTGATCTTTCTTAAACTGCCCTTTATTTATTGGAGATACTCTTAAACCTGTATACGTACCATCGTCATACTTTTCATATAACAGCTTTTGAACATCATTACCATATTTTTCTTTAACTATATTTAATTGTTTAACTAATTCGGTGCCTACCTATAGTGTCTCTCTATCTGTTTTATTCATTGTATTCTAAAGCATATTAGCTATAGTCTATACAATCATATTGTCACTATTACTAGCCATACCAAACCAGTTTATAAATATATTTATATCATGTTTGGGATCGTCTAACCAAGTTATTGCCTTATCTATGTATTCCTATGGTACTGCTCTAGATTGTAAATATTCCTATAGTAACTGGTAGCCTTTCTACTTAAGTACATTAGTAAATTTATTATTTACAGTAGTTAGCTATTTATCTATATTTGTTATCTTTTGTTTTATCTCTGCGTAATCAGGTAATTCTTTGAATATATCTGTAGTATCTACAGCATACTGAATTTGATCTATTAGTGGTTTATAGAAACCTAGATAGTCATTAGATAACTGTCTAATTTGCTTAGCATTAATTTCATCTATTGGTTTAGATAGGAATTTTATACTATCTCCTATAGTATCACTAACATGCTATACGAATTGCAGCATACCTTGTTCAGTTTCAGATTTAGATAATTGGGATATTAAAGTAGTTATCTGATTCCACGTTCTGGGATTCTTCACACTATAATGCTTAATGGCATTCAATCTATCCTTTAGACCCTTTTGTATTTTCTAGTATAATTTATCTATCTATTCCTATTGTCTTACATCAAGTTTATTGAATTCTTCTCCTGTATACCTTTCTGGAAAATCAAGTACACTGTATATACTTACTTCTCCTTGATTTACCTTATTTAGTAAACTCACAGCATATGTTTGAGCATTTAATAAGTCTTTTGGTAATCTATACGTGTCTTTACCAAATATATTTTTTATTAATCCCAATATAGTCTCCCATATACGTTGAAAGAGGGTTTTATCTACTTTCTATAATTCGCTTCTAAGGTTAGAGTTAGATAAGAACTCATTTAAAAATTCATCACTTTCATCTTTTAATCCCAGTCCATACCAGCTGTCTCCTAACTTTTGCCTATATCTTTCTTGTAATTTATCTAATTCAGATCTGAATTTAGGATTATTATCATATTCTTTCCTTAAATATATATGTAGCATCTCGTGTGCAACATCTTCAGCATTCTGTTGTACTGAGGATCTTTTAATTATGTCTGAATATAGATATAATGCAGAACCAGAAGATGCTCTTGATCCCTTCTTATGCCCTTCACGAATAATGAAAGGTCTGTTTACTTTGTTTAAATATTTAAGAAGATTTTTAGTTTGAGGCGCAACCTCTTTATGGTTAATGAAGAAATTTACAACATCTACGGTATCCACAAATTCTCCTAATTGACCTAATAGGTTAGTATCATATCTTTTATTATATGCTTCAATTAACAACTCTCCATTATTATCTACTTGTTTAGATAATTCTTCCGATAATTGTGTTTTAAATGCATTTGTAAAGGTTTCAGCCTTTGCTAAGATAGCTTGTTTACGATCTCCATCAAACTTGTTTAAAAGGTCTGAAAACAGCTTAGAATCCTCTCCATTAGAAGCCTTATCTAACCCATTACCTTTATTCTAATCCCAAAGGTAGTAGGCTTTATTTTCACCTACTACCTCTACTAACTCCTTCCATTCTGGAAGATTTTTATTTGGACAATATTTATTCATATTATAAATTACATATAAATTTGTTAATCAAACCTTCCACTTCTTCTGGAGTAGTTGGATTTTCTTTACGTAATAATTGAGTAAATTCCTCTATTTTGTCATCTATTGATAGCTCAGAATTTTCCTTACTTAATTCTGTTAAATAGTATCTAACTTTCTACAATATGTCTGATTCTGAAGGAAACAAACTTAACTATGTAGAACTAATTTTTTCTGTTAACTTAGTAAGAGGTTTAGTAACTACCACTTTTACAGATTCTCCTTCTTTGTTATGAAATTCTATAATATCTCCTACCTTCGCCTATTTCCAATATTCAATATTTTTATCAGATTCATATCTAGTAGTAGCTGTACGCTCCCCATTTTTAATAGCATCCAATGTAGTTTTAGACTATATACTGGAATTAGCGTTATCCTCATAACTATAATTCATAGAACCTTTTAATTTAGGTGTAATAGACTAATCTGGGACTAGTTCGTATTCTATCTACCAAGCTTGATTTATTTTAGGAAGTACTCTTTTATTAAAATACTCAACAGACCATCCTTCTTTAGAAGACCATTCTTGTGCTAATTGTGTAGTTGTATATATTTTATTATAAGAATCTTTACCTTCTTCGGCTTCACTAAGTATCACTCCTTGTTCACTTTCATCTTTATCATCTTGCTCCTATTCAAATACCATATCCTATTGCCCTTTAGCATAATTCATATTCTAATAAGGAGGAAGATCAGTAATCAAATGAATATCAGAATTCTACCAGTTAGGCTTACTATATTCATCAGACATATCAGCTAACGCTTCTTGATTCTATAAAGCTTCTGTATAATCCCATACGTTTTCTCTATTAAAGTCAAATTGAGATTCCTTACCATATTCTACTACAGTGTGACCTCTATATTTGTAGCCTTTCTTAGATACTAATCCATAAATAGGTATGTAATTCAAACGTTTAGTATCTGGATCAGCAGCTTGTTTATAACCTATGAGAGAATATACATGATAATTAGCTGGAGTATACCCTAAACCATCATTTATTTTAATATACGGATAGAATATAGGGAAACTTCTTTCTTTTGTTTGCCCTTCATTATCTATATCCATCATTTTTATCCAATTACTAGGTCTAATGGCAGGCTTATCTGTTTTATCTTGCCTTTCTCCCATTATAATATTAGGAACGACGGATTGGTCATTTAATGATATAGAATATAGTTTAACTCCTTTTTTATTATATAAATCTACAGGTCTTACTAATTTATCATTCTACCAATTATTTAAGAATAAGTCATCTCTTACTATGGATTGATCAACTCCATTAGATAATTCATCTAATTTAGTCTGAATATAATCAGTATAACCTATTGATATTCTATAACTATTTGGAACATATTGGAAGAACGAGTTCATAGTAGGATTATCTCCAGATGTGATAAATGCATACACTACTAAGTCCTTAAATAATTGGCTTACTTTTGGTTCTGGATCATCTATTAATTCTCTCCAATAATTTATTAAATTATTAGCCTAAGACTAATCTGCATCTAATAACGCAGAAGTGTCAATAAAATCTAATCCGTTGTAATCTATATTTGGTATCAAATAGTTTATAAAGTCATTATTTATCGTACCATCGTTATTCAGGAATCTACTTAGTTTTGGATTACCTTTCAATATCTAATGTTTGAAATTGTTGATACGTTTAGCCATTGACATTTTACCAGTAAACATACTAGTGATGTCAATACCATTTTGATATATAAACTAGTTAAAGAATCCACTCTTAATTTGAGCTTCCATTCCTGAAATAAGAGCATTCAATAACTTGGAATCTGCATTATTCTTTCTACCAAGTAATGCTAACATTACATCTTTCTTATCCAAGAATGTACTAGTATTTCTTAATAATAGATCCTTGAATATAGAAGTACCAAATGGAATACTGTTTTCAGTTTTCTTAGCGATAAAAGTCTCATTATAGAACCTTTCTATCTCACCATCTGCAAAGTTAGCATCCTCTGCCATTGCCCACATACCGTTGTAATATGTCTGCTATTCTGCAAAGGTTTTACCCGTTTTCTTAGTATCTACTTTAGAGTATTTAACAAGATTAGCTAGTGAATCAGCATATGGTTTCAATGCTTTCCAAGCATAGTATATGCGAACCTATTCTTCATTAAAGTTACTTATTTCTTCTTTATCTAGTTTAAGTAACTCTCTTGTTCTAGATGTATATTCACCATTTTCTTTTTGATAGGTTCTGAATAAATCCTGATATTCGTTAGCTTTTGAATTATCATTTTTATTTATAAATTCATATTTCTTTCTATACTTCTTAGTAGGATCATATTTGTCAAGTACAGATTCAATGGCTTCATTCTCTAACTGTGTAGGGGTCTTAGTTCTGTCTATACCATACTTACCTTTAGTCTTTATAACAGCTTCCGCCATTTCTTTAAGTATAGGTTGAGCAACAAAATAGAATGTTTGTTTACCTTTACCAGTACGTAATAAGAAAGATACCATATTGTAAGTCCATGAATTAACATTTAACCTTACAATATAAGGATCTTTAGCTATATCTACAAAACCATTAATCATGGCAGACAGCCAGTCAAGTATTCTACCACCTTTCTACATCCCTTTTACAGGAGTATCATATATACCACCCAAGTTCCATATATCTAAAGTGCTAGTAAATTCGTTTCTGGTCATTCTAAGCTTAGTAAGCTAAGTAAGGATGTGATGTGCATTATTCAATGCAAAAGGCCCAATACCAGCTTTACCTCCAGTATATTCAGCTTTTCTAGCTTCTTGATAAGTGGGAGAGTAAACTTCAAATGGAGTAGGATGATAGCTACTAGGCCCTTCAATATCTCTAAGTACTTCTTTTACATTCTCTGTAGCATTATCAATAGATAACTTAAGTGAGTTAGTATTGTCTCTAGTAAGTAATACTTTTAGATAAGCATCAAGCATTTCATTCTTTATAGAACTACGTATTTCTTCATATTTAAGTGCATTACCTTTGTTAATTTTAGCTCCTTTACTATTGTAACTAAATCTAGCTACATATAATTTGTCAATATCGAAGTCAGAACCAGTAAGTTTAGTAAAGTCTTCAGGAAGCATAATAGTATCACCCATTATTTCAGGGAATACATCTACAAAACGTAATGGAGATATAGATGCAATAGACTGAGTAGGAATACGATAACCAATAGCGTTAGCTGTAGCTTTATCACCAATAATTTCATGGTCAATAAGCCATTGTCTGGCTTCTCTAAATGTCAGTTTATCGTAATTAGGTATAAAATATTTAAACAAGTTTATACTTACTACTGAATCCATTGACCCTTCCTCATTAATAGACTTAAGCACTCTACCGTCATTTATCATATTAGGTGTTATTACTTTAGTAGAAGTAGCCTCTAGACCTAAGGTAGACCTTTGAATAAATGCTCCACCTGGTATATGAACATCAATAACTTGTTTGTTGATCATAGAAATAAATCTACTTTCTAACCACTTATTATCAGATAAAGAAGATAACGGAATAATAAATTGATTATTAGCTGTTTTAAGACCAGATAATACATTATCGTTAGCATCAGATTCTCTTGCATCATCTTCTAGCATCTTAGCTAACTTAGTTACATTAACACTACCGTCTTTATTGAATAATTCATCCTTTAGGTCTTGAACACCCATATCAGACAATTTATTCAATGCATTCATAATAGTATCCTTGATTTCTCTACCAGTTACCTACTTACCTTCAATACCATATAAATCATCCATACGTAGGTTAGACAAGTTTACTTTCATAAACTGAGTACCAGCCATCTGCTCTTCATGTGTATGAGGATTAGTTTCTAACTGTTGTCTTAAGTATTTAAACTTCTAAGTATAAGTAACTAAGTTATTGAAATCATTAAGAGTATTTCCTTCTTCATTAATTAACTCATCAGTAACTTTGGCACTAAGAACAGTCTGTCCATCCCTTAGTTCTATTTCACTGTCTTTAGCTACTCTATAGAACTTCATAGGAGATCTAGAACCAGCTTTAACAGCAGAATCAAATAATACCATATCTACTGGTTTATCTGGGTCTGTCATTCTATCATACAGTGCTTTTATGTCACCAGTAGCTATACTTTTGAATAATGGGAACAATGCCATCTTATTGAAGTAAGGTATACCTAATCCAGGTATTTCATTGAATCTAGTACCAAATGCCATATACTTCATAGCATTTAATATAACCTTATTAGCTTCAGCATACAGTTTGGGATCAGAATCCCACAAATCAGCTGTATCTTCATTAGTAAGTATCTCAAATGCTTTCTTTATTTCAGGAGACCATACACCACGCATTCTAAGTAGATCTCTAGTCATATTAGGACTAATATATACAGCAGCATCTGCTACATTTATGCCTTCTTTATAACCCTCTACTTCTGCTTTAGCTGCTTGTTTAGCTATCTTAACTGATTCCGGATAGATTTTTTCAATCTCCTGTATACTCAAGTCTTTTACTTCATTCCAAGCATCTTCACCTTCCAGTTCTTGAATAGTTTCTTTAATGTTGCCTCTAGTAAATAGACCTTCATATATATAGTACTGTTTGTCCATTATTTCGTGGTCTTTCAATTCAGCAACTACATATTCATCTCTAATTGGATCATTAAAGAAATCTAGTCTGTTATTCAAACCAGTAGAAGTAAGAGAACCTAGACGTTTGATTTTATCAATAGATACATCTATAGGACCATGTTCATCATACTTAACTTTATAGTAAGCAGGAGCTCCACTAAATAGTTTCTCTACCTCATTAATTGATATAATACTATTGATAGTGTAATCAGCTAGCATATCAAAGATAGCGTATCCTTCGGCATTTGTAGGATCTAATTGACTATAAAATGCTTTTCTATTACTTAATTCTGTATCATCTAGTAATACATTACGTAAACTCCATATATCGTTATTTTCATTACCTTCAATTAATCCTAATTCTTTAGCAGTAGATATTTCCTATTTAACACGATCGTTTATTAGAGAGCTTAAAAACGCTTTCTATGTTTCTCTAGATAAATTAAAGAAATAGTCTTTAGCAGTCTAAAGATTCTCCTTAGCAGATTTCATAGGATCGTTAAAACTAATAAAACCTTTAGAAGTTTTGATTCCAGTTAGTAATAAGAATCTAGCTCCATTACCTTCTAACTTCTTAGTATGCTTTTTACCATTTTTATCTTTCCAACTTACCTTGTTGGGAGTATGGAAGTTCTTTATTCTTCTATTAGGTTCTAACCAATCGTTATTTATAGTACCGTCGTCATTATAATGTAATCCAGTTTTTTCATCATAATGTGTAGGATCATCATCAATCTGTCTTAAACACAACTCTATCTGATTCAATTCATCATAACAGTAACCTAACAAAGTGTCTAATGACTGCTCTCCATATTGGATAAACACACCTTGAGAAGTATTGTTGAATCTTATTCTTTCATGAGGTAACTTGATACCTTTAATGAAATGATATGTCTTCTTATCTGCCACTGTAGGGAATATAATTCTATCATTAAATACGGCAACCATTTTAGCAATATAGTCCTCTCTATCAGTAATACCAAAATAGTCTCTACCTGTATCTTGTGAAGTAGTATCCTTAAAGTTTATTAATGTTTCAATTGATAAGTCTTTATTGCCATTCTTAACGGAATTAAGTATTATAGAATTGCCATTATACACCACTGCATTCAGATTATCAAATGTTTCTTTATCGTTTACTATTTCATTAAGTCTATCCTTAGTAAAGTTATTCTGAGATACCATATAGTAAGTATTACCATCAGGTCCATAACTACTTAAACTTTTATCAGTAGCATGTTGATAAGCGTAATAATTGGCTATCTCTTTAACAAAACCTGAATTATCCCATACTTGCGTAGGTTGTATTACACCCTCTGCTGTCTATATAGGTTTTATAGTTCCATCATTATTAATGGAATCTTTTATTACACCAAGTGTCTCTATCAATCTAGGTAATCCTCCGAACTTTATTCTGTTTACTAAGAAAGAATTCAGTAACGTATATTGATCTAATCTAGGATTACCATAATCTCCAGATAATAACATTCTGTTAAGTGTAGGTTTATCTATACCTATACCTACAGAATTTAGCATACGTACTACTATGTCTTTCAAGTATTCTTGATTAGCCTATAGGTGTAAGTCTATATTCTTATCACCAGCTCTCAATATACCTCTATTGTTAGTAAATGCATTTCTAATTCGATTGAAATTATCTATTATAACTCTTAAACTTTGTTTAGCTCCATCCGCAGCTACAATAGCTCCATTTTCATTATACTTATATACTCCAGAGTTATTAAAGAAATACTGAGACCACACCTTTGGATAATTAGCAGCTTTAACATCTACTGTGTTATCCTTCAATTCCATCTTAGTAAACCCAGTTTCAGCATCTTCACTGATTTTTACAGTAATATAGCTATTGATGTCAGAAGTAACTACAGTCTCTATCTTAGTAAGCATAGCTTCTGCTTGAGTAGATATATTAGTATCATCGCTCATAGAGTTCTTCACTAAAGTAGTTAATCTAAACAATAATGCTTGATAGAAAGGATCGCCGTTTTTGGCAAAAAACTATACTTTATCTACAATATTAGATATGGTTCTACATCCAGATAAGTCTTTTAAAATGTTAGTCCAAGCTATATTAGGATCTACGAAGCTAGGAAAGTGAGTATATTCATCAAACTTGATCTAAGAAGTACCATCCTTTGCTATTTCATATGCTGGTATAGTTTGAAAGAAGAATTTAACTTCGGCAGGAGCGTTATCTCTGATAGATATATTCATACCTTCTACAGTATGTTGACCTATATTTACTCCTTCAGTTCCTTCTTCTATATTAGAGATAGTGTCATCTTCATTTCTATCTATTGCTCTAATTCCTAACTATTTTAACTTAGTAGTCAACATAGGAAGTATAATAGAGTCAAACTTATCTACTACTTCATTTATAACATCTGAAGGATATTTATAAGCTTGGGCTTGCAATATGAGCTTAAGTCTATCAAATTTAGGAGCGTCCTTAGATAGATCTGAATAATTTATAGTGCTTCCATCAGTAAACGATACCTAGAAAAAAGCATATGTCAAACTATTTATAATATCATTCAACTGTTTAACAGTTTGAATATGTTTGAACTGATAGCCAGATACTTCCATATTAGGTCCTTCACCTTTATATATCTCTTTAAATCTAGCTACATTATCAGCATTAGGTTTTAATCCGTAATACTTACCTCTATTAATAGCAGAATATATTTTAGCTAAACCATATTGACCAGTTCTCGCCCACAACTTAACAAAGTCATATATTCTTCTAAACCAATTCTTAGTATCGAATCTATAATTTCCAGATTCTGTTAGCATAAAGTCTTTAAATTGATCAGCTAATTTCTCATCAATCTATTTATCTGTTAAACCAGAGTTTCGATATTTCTTATATATTCTATCTCTGTGTTTAGAATCAATTAGTAATTGAGATACTCTATGCCATGCCTCATGATACTGTACACCTTCTGGAGCAGACTCTGTTATCATTATAGAATCTTCAGTTACTCTACCAACTACAGAATTACCTGCCTCAGTTACTTCTATTACAGATGGTACTATTTCTGGAGTAATACCTAATGTAGTTTGAATCCATTCTGATGCCTGAGTAGGATTCATTTTATTGTATTCGTTTTCAGATATTTCCATATTAGGGCCCTTTCTCTTCTTGCCATCTAATATAGAGAATATATCGTCTAGGTCAATAGAAGTTTGTTTACCTGTTTCATCAGGTAAAGTAATACTGCCTCTTTTTGACTCTTCTTGAATTTTCTATTGAGATTGCTCTACTTTATGTTCAGCAGTTTTATCCACTAACATTACGTCATCTATGTATACATTAGCATCTTGCATAGTATCTGCAATGTCAGTCAGCAGTATACCTTGTTTTATATACCATCCTAGTACACTGATACCGTTAGGATGATTAGAATCTACTTGTTTATTGCCATTATTATCTTTAATAATACCAAAATCTCTATCAGTAAATTCTAATATACCTGGTATCAAAGTAATCTTATCTACACTATTGTTCTTTAAGAATGTGGCTAATGGAGATAAATTAGGATCTTTTATCTATGATTGTAAGTCACCACCTAAGTAGTTAGAGTTTAGACCGGCTTCATCTATATTCCAATGGAAGTTATCTATTATATACTTTTTCAGTCTATCTCTAACTTCAGGAACTGTAGTTATATCATTTAAGTCATACACCTATTGCCCTACTATTAACTAATTATCTTCTGTAAGATAGAACTATTTATCCATTCTAGCTTTTACCTATTCAGGAGATAATTTAGTATCATTAGGATTAGTGGCAGTTTGAGGTCCAAAGTTTACTAAGAACTGTAATACATTCTAAGGAGTGATATTAGTTACAGTACCATTAGCATCTGTATAGAATTGGTCTTTAGAAGTAATAAGATCTATTATAAGATCTGCTACTTCTGGCTTATTTTTAAAATTGTCATAATTTAATACTACTCCTACCTGAGATGTACTACCGTCATCTCTTTGTGTTTTGATCATCCATACAGGTTTGCCCATAGGAAATCCTTTTCCTGATATTACCTGGTTTTTGAAGCGTATTACACTGCCACCTAGACCACCAGTAGTAACTCCTACTTGGGTATTCTCAGAATTAATTTCATATGGATCCTTAATAGTTAACCAAGCAGAGTCAGTCAATTTCCTATTTTTAGGACTGTTATCTTCGTTCTTAAGATTAACTATTCTACCATTAGTTTTTCTTATGGTAGTAGGTACTATTTCTAAATTAGGGTTTGCCTATACCTGTTTATTTAGTTCTAGTACTTTATTACGTAAAGCACTGAGATTATTTACAATTAACTACTGATCATTAAATGGTAATCTATTGAAAGCTCTGTTTCCTCTAGCATACAGTCCTTCTACAGTCTTAATGCTAGCTACATATTCTTTACCTTTATAGTTAAATAAAGCATATATGGCATCTGTAGTAGTACCATCACTCTTAGTATATGGCCTTACTACTATACGTACTCCATTCTTAGTTACTTCTTTGATAAAGTCAGACTGTCCAGATACTTCAGAAAATTCTTCGTTATTAAGGTACTATTCCATACCTTGAAATTTCTTAGGTACTCTAATCCACTGTCCTTGCTCATTCTATTTAGAATCAGTAAGTCTATAGTTTAATTCGTGAGAATACGGATCTAATCTGGGGTCATACGTTAATTCTTCAAGCTATCTTGGCTCAGCGGTATCCTAAACTTCTGTAGTCTACATCTATTCTTGTGCTTGACTAGGAGTCTCTAATGCCGCTTTAGCGCCTTCACCAAGCCATCCCCCAAGTATATCACTAAGAGTAGGTACTTCTTCTAATTTCGTAGGTTCTGTCTTAGGTGCTTCTTCAGTAGGTGATACAACAGCGGCAGATTCACTAGGGATAACAGTAGGCTGTTGTACTACTTTTTCCTTAGCCTTTATATCTTCTTGTTGTCTTTGAGCTATTTCTTCTCTAGCTTCTTGAGCAATACGTTTTATTTCTTCAGCTCTAGATTTTTCTTTTCCTTGCAACTTCTGAGATATTACCCATTCACCTGAACTAACAAAGTCAGAATATGCCGTTTTAAGCAATTTCTCATCTATCTATTCTGTTTCTTTTTCCTAAACAGGAATGTCAGTAGTAGGAGTAGATACTTCCACTACAGGCTATTTTACTGTTCTTGATTCATCAGAAACAGGAATAGAAGTAGTAATAGGTTCTGGAGTAACTTCTTCCCCTTCTTCTACTACTTTCTCGTACGTTCTGCCAGAGTATAAGTCCTCTATAGCCTGCACAAAATCGTCTTCCTTGGCTTCAGAGTCTTTCCATTTATTAATCTTAGCCATTATAGATTTCTTATCATCTGATGACATAAGATTATTTTCTTCTCTAGCTCTAGTTTGATCTAATCTCGCTACTACTGCTTGTTCTTGAGCATCAGCTAGATCTTGATGTACAGAAGGGACTTGAATATCAGTTTCGGTCAAATTAAATTGATCTAATACTTTTTTGAGTTCATTATGACTGTTAGTTAATGCCTCTCTATCAGTATTTAATAAGTTTCTAAAATGTATTACATCTGCTTTAGAGGTACGTAAATTAGTATTCTTTTCTAGATCTTTTAACTTAGCCCCATTCTATTCATAATCATTTATTAGATTATCATATACTGCTAATTCAGAGTATAGAGAGATAGCATTCTTTACATCTTCTGCTGATATTTGTGAACGCTTATCTTCTGGTAGTTTGGTTATTACCTTTTTAATCTGTTTATTTACATCTTCGCCATTTAATATACTTTGTAACTTATTATTAGCAGAAGTTAAGTTACTATCAGATTCCTCAAGTAATTTATCATAATGATCCTTAAGAGCTACCAGTATATTATAATCATCAGTATACGGTTCTATACCTAATACTGACGCCTGTTGTAATGTAGAAGCAGACGTAGCTATGTTTCTTACTCGGTTAGCATTACTTCTTTCAGTTTCTATATCATCCTAGGTAAGACCGTCAATATTTGTAGATTGTAAGTTATCAAATGATTGCATTAAGTTATCCCACTTATTATTCGCAGCCATTTCTGCATAAGCGATATCCTTTCTTACTCTATCTTTTTGATCTAGTTTTTCAGCATATAAAGCTGATAATAATTTATCAGCTTGTAATTGGTCTCTAGTTTGTAAGTAAGAAGTAGCAGCACCTATACCACCAGTCATTAGACCACCAAGTAATGCACCTCCTTTGAAATTCTCCATGAATTCTGCATCATCAGAGTATACAGCATCCCAAGGAGTAATTGCTGCAAATATAGATCTTGCTCCAGCACCTAAATTCTTAACAAAACTCTTTACTAAGTTAGGATTTTCTTCAAAATGCCTATTGATGTAATCCTAACCTTTCATGTATTGAGTACCTTCTTCTGCCCCTTCCATAGCAGCAGATACTAGTATTCTACCTCCTAAGTCTAATACGGCTTTTCTCTTAGTAATCTTAGGTAGTTTGTCTACACTATCTATACCAAAACTAGTTATATCATCTATACGTTCTGCCAGTTTACCCTTTAAGAAGTCTTTACTTTTATCGTATCCTTTAGCCAATGTCTTTAGACCTCTTACACTTCTAGCCATTTTACCTAAGGGAACTACTTCTAACATAGTTTGTGTAGCATCCCAAGCAGATAAGGCCATGTTGTCGGTATAAAGTGATTTCATACCTTCAAAATTATTAAGTCTAATCTTATCAAATTTAGTATTGTTTACTTTTACTTGATTAGTAAGCAGTTGATCGTATACGTAGTCATCATTATCTATCTGTTCCTAAGTATAGGAGCCCATTTTCTGCATTTCAGATTTAGCGTCCTTTAATAGCTATTTAGAGATACCATTTTTATCAACCTAGTTAATAACAGCTGACTTATAGTTACTATATACTTCACCCTTAGACTCTCTTTCTCTACTAAATAAATTACCAACTATAGATGCACCAGCACCAACCACTAGACCGACAGCTGCTCCAATAGGACCAAAATGAGCTCCTAAAGCTGTAGCAGCATAAGTAGTACCAGTAGTTAGTATATCATTAGCCATAGTAGCCGCAGAAGAGCCCATTAACCCTGGCAGTTTAAACAGATACGTATCTATATCTGTAAGATCCATTCCTGGCTGTTGAGATTTTCTACGATAGTAATCAGATTTTAATTTACTATTATACTCATCTGCCTTATTCTGTGCGTTGCTGGCTTCAAACAATGCTGCACTTTTTTTAGCATATAAAGTATTAGGATCAGAATAGCCACCTGTAGATTTGTCGATCTATTCAGTTGTCTAACGATCTATTTCACTTAAAGCAGAATCCCATTTTCCATTAACTAAATCAGTTTTCAGCTTTGTATTTAAAGATGAGTCATTGAGTTTGTCATCTAATATATTATTATATGATTCTCTGTTATTAACGACAATGTCAGATAATTCTTTTACTCTCTATCTTAGATCTTCGTTACTTGGATCTTGCTCTAATTGTGGAAGTATCGTATTTATTTCACGTACAGCTTGAATATACCCTTTAGCATTTAAGATAGTGTTATAATCCTATTCAGCCATAGTATAATCACCTAATGCGTTATCTCTAATTACTTCGTTTCTTTTAAGATTCCAATCATTAAAGGCATTAGATAACCAATCTGTAACTCCATAATCATCAGGAGCTCCCTCATACGAGGGATTCTCCATAGTATGAAAGTACTCTTCTACATTGGCTCTTGGGGCTTCATAAGCATCATACAAAGCCGTTCTCTATCTTATACTGTCTGTTAATGATGTATCGTATACTTTTCTTTTCATATTATCTTACACTTCCTAATGTTTGTAATGCTGAAGTTCCGTATTCTTCTTTGGCTTGTGAGGTACCACCTATTCCAGTAGGAGAACCTCCTTGCCATCTTTGATTTACTCTTTGCCAAAATTCTGGAGCATTGTTGGTACTTGGTAATGCTTTGAATATATCCATCTCAAAGTATTCGTGACCGTCTTTTCCAACTACTTCTGTAACTTCCGAAGCTTTATATAAGTCTTTTAATGCAGTTCTAGTACTTTGTCTACCAAACGGAGCTATTAAGTTATCTGCAAAGCCTTGTGTTAAACCTTTATCACTCCATAGACCTGTACCTAATGCTTGTTCTATTCTTTCTTTAGGTATTCTTATTTTACCAGATAGAGCGAATGTTCCAGGCCCTACTTTGACCATTTTACCTTCAGGTAGAAACTGTACATCTGCTAGATTACCTGATTCAAGTACTTCCTTTAATGGGAAACTGGTATCTCTACCAAAGCCTGCTACTCTTTCTGCTTTTCTAGGAGTAGTCTCAGAAGCTATTTGGAATACAGTCTCCGGCAATAAGAACCCTCTAGAGTCATTAAATTGATATACTTTCTTCGTAGTACCGTTTTCATCTTTTATCTCCTACTGTGATGCACCTATTCCTGTCAACAGGTCGTCACTTTCAAGTAAGCTAACGTTACCTTTAATCATATCTAAAGCAGAGTTTACTCCTTGTAAGTAACCTTTCTTAGAGTATTCTTTATTTCCATCTACAGATACAGGAGAAAAGCCAGATTTTTTCTGAAATTCATCTCTAAGCACATGTTTATTGGCTAGACCTATCATTTGGGCTTGTAATTTATCTGCTGCATCAGAAGCACTTCTGGCTGCAATAAGTGCATTATCATCACCAGTAGCTCTATAAGCATTAGAGTACTGCATAGCGGCTTGATTAAGTTGCATATAGGAGTTCATCATATTGTCTATATTCTTAACTCCCTTTTTTGCATCTTGTGCTATCTTAGTATTAGGATATTTATTTACTAAGCTTTCGATATAATCTCTATATTGATCAAATCTAGATCCAATTCTAGATTGTACACTTCTAGTAATAGATTCATTTAAGAAGTCTAATCTAGTTGGATTAGGTCTAATTATCTCATCTCTACCAGTCCTACTCGCAGCAGCTTTAGCCTACACTAGCCACAACGGATCAACTGTTAATTGAGGTCTTCTAGTTCTATCTATCTAGGAAGAAGCAATCATATCTATAAATTGTTGTCTAGCTGCATCTGCATCTCCACCAGTATTTTTAAGCATCTATTGGTAATATTTCTGTCCTTGGGGAGTATTAATGAGATCATTATAATGAGCGTTAGCCACAGCGTATAGGTCATCCATGTTATTACCAGTTACTTGGTATTTAACTCCATCTTTCCATTGTACACCTAAACTACCAGGTTTTAAATTATCAAAGTAAGGATTACTTAACTGATTAGCGGTCATGAATTTCACAGGACTAATATCTTCAAATACTTTCTTAGTTCCTAATGTGTCATAGTTAGCTATATCAGATTCATCCCAATCTTCGTTATACAGCCCTTCTGCTTTCATCTTAGCCCTGGTCTATAACCCTAATCTAAGATTATTAGCACTTTCCTTAAGTTGACTTAAAGCAGAATAATCTAAACTATTAATTCTCTATTGTAACCTAGCTCTGAAGTTAGCATCTTTCATAGCATCAGGATTTGTAGAAGCTTCCTAAACTAAATCGGCGAATTTGCCTATTGAGTTCTTGTAATAGTTTTCAGTATCTATAGCTGATGGAGATTGAAACTCTGCAAAAGTTTTTAGATTATTGGTCAGTTCCCTAGCCGCCTAATCTACAGCTTCCTTTTGAGCTGAACCGATCCTATATAACTCACCGAAATTAATAGGAACATATGTGTTTAATATAGGGGCTTCAGCTGCCCTATCATATCTATTTGCCTACATATTATCTTAAAAATTTATTCCAGTTATTTATTACATCAGTAGTAAAACCGGCTTCTAGGAACGGTTTATATAATTCAAGCATAGCTTTATCTCTCTTACTCTAATTACGCATGAGAGTTCTATTCTGTGCCCATGAACTCAATTGGCTAATTCCTGCTCTACGTATATTACGAGTAGTAGCTCTGTTCTGCGCATTTAAGTCTGAAGCAAGATTAGTAGCGCTAACGTATTGTCTACCAAGATCATTCATTGCGTTTGCGTATTCTGCTTTATATCTATTATTTTCATTACTTTCAACAGATCTAGCTTGCAATTTAGCCTTATTAGCAGCAATAGCATTCTGTAATCTAAATGCCATATTGTGACCAGTATTAGTCATTTGCTGACTCAAACTATAATCCCCTACGGCTCTATTAGTATCAATATCCCTAAGTACTGGATCAATATTATACTTACGTCTAGCCATAGTATTAGCAATAGCCTAAGCATATGGATTATAGTTAACTGGTACAGCTTCAGGGTCACTAGTGAATAAATTAGACATTATAGGAGCTAAAGATGCTAGACCTCCAAATACATCTCCTGCCATACCTAACCAATCTGGATTATATGTAGGTTTGGTTATTACAGGAGCAACTATTGGTTTGCTAGTAGTTCTAGTTGCAATATCATTTGGAGTAGCTTCTGCACGATAATCCTCATCTATAGTAGTAAGATCAGGAACTATTTCTGGAGCAATAGACTTACTTGCTGCTCTAGCAGCACGCTTAGTAGCAGTAGTAGTTACTTTAGGAGTAGTAGTTCTAGGTTTACTTGCAGTTACCGTTACTTCAGGTAAATTACCAGCATCCACTGTTTTACCATAACTATCCCAAGGAGCAGTAATATCACCTTTTATGCCCCAAGTATCTCTAGCTACAACTGGTTCTGCCTTATTAGTACCAGTTACTTTATATGTAGTTCCTTTATACTTGAAGGTATCCCCTAAATTATATCTATTATCCTGCACATTTATAGTATTATGCCTACTAGATACCCCACCATTATAATAGGTTTCAATACTCTTACTCTTATTCTTTATGCCTTTCTTAGCTTTCAGATTCTCTTGCATAGTAAACAACTTATCATGCAACATTTTGTTATTCATCTCATTAAGCATATCTGCATTCTAGGCATATATATCATTTCCTTTACTCTTTCTTTTAGTCATTATCTTGTCCCCTAATTCTGCGAAGGTTTTACTTGTACCTGGTACTTTTAAAGTATTACTTAACACTCTACTGCCTTCTGGTAAATCAATTAAATTACTATCAGTAGGTTGACCTTGTTCTGGTACTTTGCTAACAGATCCATCAGGAGTTTGTATTAATTCTCCATCATCTACATATGCTAATGAAGTAGGTACTCCTCCACCATATTGGAATGTATTAGTACCTATTTCAGTATTATTCTCATTGAATTCATTGAGTAATCTTTCTGTACCAGCTACACCCTCTCTATTCTAAAAGGCATTAGTTCTTATTCTAGCTCTTTCTGCTCTAAGTCCCTTATTACCTTTAAATAGAGCTCTAAGACCAGTGTTTAAAGTACCCTCGTCATAATCAGTAAAAGAAGTCATTGCTGCTTTCTTACCTTTTTTACCAATGGCTCCAATTAAAGCTCCAGCTGCACCACCAATTGCTCCACCTACAGGTCCACCTATTGCAGACCCTAATTGAGCTCCAGATCCAATTCCACTTGCAATATCAGAAAGAGACTACATTGTGGCTTCTCCACCAGTAGTAGCAGTAGACTTTTGAAACGGACTGGCTAAAGTATTAATAGCTCCCGGTATAGCTTGTGCTATACCTAATACATTCAATGAGCCCATTTTATCTCCTCCAGATCCAGACGAATTTTTTTGAATGAGATTAGATGGATCATTAGGAGCAGTGCCAAGATCTATAGATGACTGCTTGTTAAACGCAACTGGAGCGGGATTTAAACTTGGCAATGCTATATTACTATTACTGATTGAAGATAACTTATCTATGTTTCCAGCAGTATTTTTAGCAGCCTATAACGTAAAATTATACAATCTCTCGTCATTAGGATTTACTCCATATTTATATGTGTACATGTCAGCAGTATCTCCTAATTTGAGCCACGTCTAAAAATCATTATAGTAATCCTGCAGGGTTGGTGTTTTAAATCCAAACTAAGCTGCTGGAACTTTTATCTTTTTTTTCTTTATATTCTTTTTCATATTAAATCTTAGAATATCTATAAGTAGTTGTTATCTGTGGCATCTAAAAAGAATAATCTTTATCAGACTTAAATTTATATTCGCATTCCATGTACTTACCTCTCATTCTAGCAGGGAATGATAAGCTTTCATTCTCTTCAAAATCATCCTATCTTGGAACAGGTAATCTATAAGTATCCTCACGATAATCAAACTTTAAGTCTTCACCTTGTCTAGTAGATGTCTAATGTTTTGTATCAAATTTAGCACCTCTAAGTACATCCTAAGTAAGAATCTTATTATTAGGAGCTATAAACTCTCCCTAAAATGCTATATTGTCAAATACTTTAGTATACTGAGGATCTTTGTTTACTACTATCTTTAATTGTACATCTTTATCAGCATCTCCAAATCCATCTATTTGTAATGAATTTATGACATAAAAATCATTATTCTTAGTAGTAACAACTTTATCTTTAAATGGTAACGTAAAATCAGGGTCAAATGTGTATAAAGATGTAAATATGTTCAATCTCTCATTATATATCAATGATTTATTATATAGTCTAAACCATATTTCATCATACTTCTTATCATACACAGAGTTAGCTTCTTTTGTCTTCTAGTCATACATATTATTCATGTAAGCTTGAACGTTACACTCTTTAGATATAATATTCAAACCTTGTCCACCAAATTTGACTATCTCATTATTGTCCTAATCGTACCAATAAACATTACTATTTGAATTAATGATACTCCTATCATTGACTACACTACTACCATTAGCAGTACTTATGTAGTCATATCTATCTAGTACTCCACCAGTACCTAATACTAATTGACCAACATTGTTATCCTATACAAGAGAGCGTTCATTTACAGATAGCTACCCAAATGCAGTATTCTACCAGAAGTATAACTTATTAAATATACCTTTGATATTAGTAATCTAACCATACTTAGAATCTACATCTATATAGTCAGCTGGTCTGAATATAGACCAACTATCTACATTTTCATTAGTAGTCTTAGCCTATGATGTATATACTCTATTATATGACTTAACATTAGCCTCATCATATAACCCTCTAGTAGTAAATAACTTAGCATCTGATACTACTGAGTACGCATCATTATATAAATAGTATGGTTTACTCTATGCATGGAAACCCTACATTTGTGTAGGTTCAATTTGCATAAAGGCATCTACTGTATTCAATGATGAATTAAAAGTTCTATGAGTCATTTCTCCCATAGATAGCTTCATATTGATGGTACTCTCAAACGGAATATATGCGCCGAAATACTTCTTAGCTTCATTCCATTCACTAATGTCATTCTTTGTAAATATCATCTATGCTGGATAGTCAAGTAATCCAATATAAGTATCTCCTCCGTATACGTACAATGGTTCGTCTACTTCTTTACTATATGCTCCAATAGATACATATACAGAGTTAGTTCTAGCAGAATAAGTATTACCACTATATGGTACTATGCCTCTCTTAGCATTAACTACTATAAGAGGGCATTCGTATGCATACTCGCTATCTGCTGATCCACTAACCCCACGTATATTATTTATAGAATCAGAAGATACCTGAAGGATTAAGCATGGGCCAGCTGGTCCAAATGTTGGCACATGATCGCTAGTAAAGAATTCTGTAGCAGTCCAATTGCTATAAGTTATGTTACCTATATTTACTTTATATGGCTTTACTCCACCATTATTAGTAACATTATATGGTATCATAGGTGGATATTTAGCATTGGATATTGTTTGAGATTTACCAAAATGTTTACTACTCTTGTCATAAAAGAATTTCTATATGTAAGCATTACAGAAATCCTACGCATAAAATTCAAATACCTATCTATTATCCTTACCACTTCCTGTAAGGAATACTCTAGCAAATTGTCTGCCTTTCTATAAATTAGTATCTGAAGAAGTTTCTCCATTAGGTGGGTATATGTTTTTAGAACTTACTGCTACCCAGTTTCTGACGTCTGTCTAGTCTTGATTTACTAAATTTGGGTTGAACTTGGTAAGAAGCAGATTTTGTTGTTCTATATAAATATTACTTTTAAATAGATCTTCCATTTTCTCCCCATTAAAGCATACTTCTGGAGAAATAAAACGCCAATATTCATCTGTAATATGCTCATCAGATTTTAGTATTCCGGATTCAAGTATCTCACTATCATAAGCAATTCTCATTACCTAGAAGTTAGTCTTTTTACTATGTAGAAATGGTAAAGATCTGTATTCACTAGTTTCCTTATCACTCTCCCCTACGCCTATATCTCCGCTTTCTTTAGTCTCTAGAATTCTATAGTTATATATAGGAGTAATTACGCCCTAAGATACAATAGTTCTATCTTCAATAGTACGGTCGCATCTTACTATCTCATATGCTACTGCATCTATAGGCATATTTTTAACAGTAAACTATATACCAAGTGGAACAGATAATAGACTACTATACTTCATTTCAGTAATAGGGCAATCCTATAAATCAGGGAATCTGATGTCACCTATCCATAACACTGGAGATGGGATAAACTTATCATTATAAAATACTATACCGAATCTATATATCTCATCTCTTTGATAACTTCTGTATCTAGAATCAATTATAGGGTCTGCATAGTTTTTCTGCATATACCTATTGTAGTCTCTATCTACATATAATGGATCTCCTCCTTTTATATCATAAGTAGCCACATAGTCTACTCTAACGGGATTACGTCCGACTATTCCTACACTATTTGTTAATCCGCCATAAGCTTCAGTAATATCTGCCTCTTCCAATTGAGTTTTTATAAATGTATACTCTATATTTAGGCCATTACCACCAAGTTTCTTATTTCGACCGTATACGTATTTAGAACCAGTAGCTGAGTATTTATTCTATGTAACAAGGTTATATGGATTGATACAATCGTGCTGCTTAGGAACTTTGCGCATAGCAATTACATTATCTATACCAAAGTACATATACTATTCCGGATCAGATGTTTCAATTCTAATATATCCGTCAGAGTTAGCACGATACGCTCTAGCATCATATTCCACTATTTCACCATCTACATCCTCTATCATAGGAACCCAAGAGGTTTCAGTTACATTAGATACAAATAGTCTATTCTATACAGTAGTAATACTATTGCATATAAATGCATAACTAGTAAGTGCGTTAAACTCTTCTTGAGTAAGAGTACTGATGCCACTAGAACCGGTATCAGTATAGTTAATCTCATCAGAAGCTGGACTTATTTCAACGTCATCTATTATAGAATATGTAGGAGCAGAATCATTATCTTCATAGAAGATACGTATAATAGTACAACGAGTAAAGTCTTTAGTATCTAGAGGCGCTGATAGTACAACTCCTTTACCAGTAAGGCTACCTTTTGACGAGCCGTAATAATCCTCTAATCTAGAACTACTGTCAGATTCAGCCAGATGTACTGTTTTACTTAAGCTTGACAGAGAGGTCTATTGAGAATGGGGATTATATAATCTATAACAGTACTGAGCTACACCAGCTTTAAAATTACCCTTTACAAGATTACGTATCACAAATGGATGTAATACTGCATTAGGAATAATATCAATACTATTAGGATTAAGTATATTACCCTCTTCATCTAGTAATGGGTTATCTATATCAGGGTACTATACATACTTATCATCCATTATATTGATTACCTTTATAATAGATCCTCCATCTGTAAAGTACATCTTAATGTTAGATATAGTCTCATAGTTAAGTACTATACTAATCTGATTAGAATCATAATCCTTACCAATTCCTAACTTGCCCTTTAATATTACAGTACTAGTAGGATTAGGAGAATTAAAATTCTCTATACGGTATATCTTATTATACTCATCATTTAACTTAGTTACTACTACTGCAATATCATTAATAGTAGCAGTACCAATTATTCTCTCAGTATTCTTTATACTGTAATTATACTTTTTAGCTCCATCTACGCTTTGCAATACACCTGAAGTACCCTCATCATCCGTAACTATACGGACGTCCTATCCATACCTGTACTGATTATTAGGTAATAAGTTAATATCAGTATCGGTATTCATTCCACCTGTGAATGTGTTTATCTAAGCTGTATTACTAATCATAATCTATTCTAATTATATACATTCTACTCATCTCCTGTAGTAGAGAAGAACGTATCGTGATCATCGAACTCAGGATATAATTTAGTCCAAGTATTCTTAATACTTTCTATATCATCTACTCCTGGCATCATTGCCTCTGCATATGCCTGTTTACGATAGAAGTTATAAGAATTGCGTATATCATAATAATCTCCTTGACTTATCTATCCTCTTAATTTCTTAGGATACATCAACTTCATAGTTACGTACCAGAATATTGCTTCTTTATACGATTCAATATCTGGTATCATAGGCATACCTTCACTATCTGTGAATATTGCATAGTAGGATATCTTAACAAAACCACAAGGTATATTAGTCATAATATAGCCAGGTTTAGTCATATACTATAACTCATTACTGAACATAGTGCCATCTCTATGTCCTACTGTACCATTGGTATACTACCCATTTACTGTACCTACTGTCCATTGATTAAGTAATATACTTAATGTCTATCTTAAGCTAGTATCTTCATTTAGTTTCTGTAATGCTTCCGCATCACTAGTAAGATTAAACATATTCTTCACTAATGGAAATAATTCAGTATCATGTATTAACATACAAGGTTTACCACAACCATTATCGTGGAATACTCCAAAGCTAGATGTACTCTTTCTCATTGGAAGCCATCCACCGTTATCCTAAAATGAAAATGCCACTTGACCTAATTTATACAAATCACAAGGTAGAGATACTTGATGATTTACTACAGGTAATACTACCACTTTATGATCATACTATTGTATAGCTCCTATCTTAAGTATAGATTCGAGTATCCATTCTTTTATATCAGAGATTCTAATCTCTGACTCCTATAATTGCAAATCTGCAATAAGTTTTGCAATTACACTTTTTGAAGAAACTAATCTATTATTTATCATAACTATATTTCCATTTAAATCCAAATGCCTGCTTCTTATTGCCTTTGGCGCACTATACAATATTGCTGCATACTGAAGTTATGTTATTGCGATTCATATCTCTAGCAGCATCAGATATAGATTCGTATTCCTTTATTAATTCTCCATTCATTGTATATTTACATATTCTTCTTTTAGAATTATTGATTACATCCATAGAATGAGAAATATATTCTCCTATATTAACAGGATTAGAAGAATGCCATCTCCATTGAAAACCGTGGGCCTATTTCCCTTTACCCTTACAACAATCCTAAATAGCTACTCCTCTAGTAGTATAGTCTCCACAAAATCTAGAAGCTTGTGCAGTATTAACAAAAGTTCTAATGAAATTTCCTTCTAGATCAAACTAGTCCACTGCTTTTCCGAATTTATTCATTCTAGCCTTGCTAAGATTTTCACAAAACTCCTTACTTCTCTTTCTTCCTTTTAATTTTACTGATCTTTTTTTCCTAGCAGAATCAGATTGTGTAGACTATGCTGGACTATACGCTATCTTAGCAATATTGTATTCTGGATTTAAATCTAGATATTTCTATTCCAAAAATATAAGAGTATCTCTAACTGGCTAACAAACTTCTAATATACATATATAGAATTTATCACTACCGTATTTATTGAACGCTCTCTATAAATGTACACTGTGATGAGTATTGTTATTTAACTTACATCTATGCTAATATAAACGTTTTTTTATATCTTTAGAACTTCCTACATATTTGTGATTATTAAGCATATTAATTATAGCATAAACTCCAGATGTGTTGTTAGGTATATTATTAATTTCATTTAAATTATAGTTCTACATAATCTCTTAATCTAGATTTAATTATTTTGCACAGATCTCTTTTATTTTGCCTACAAGCTACAAACTAATACATACTTTTATTAGTGAGTAAGCAGTCCTTCTTTGACCAATAGAATCTATACTTAAAGAACCCACTGTGTTCATTTAATAGATATACTGGCTTACCTAACTCTTTAGTAGCCTTCCAGTCCCATCTTAGGCTCTTACCTGTAAATTCTTTAGGCTAATGTTTAACTATTGACAATTTACCTAATCTACATGGTAACTTAAATTCCTTACAATTATACATTACTTCATCTCTGATATACTTGAAATAATCAGTTACTATAGCTTTGAAGGTTTTTAGGTCTACATCATACTAAGTATCTGGCTCTATATATTCCTTATAGCTTATATAGTAATCAGCAATAGTGTAACACTTTCTGTCATATGTTAATCTTTCTCTCATCTCTTACTATATAGGTTTTGTGTATCATCTTCAGAATCATTAGTAGTATCGCTGGGTTGAGTTACTAACGTTCTAAGTTCTCTTTCTAGTATCATCTATACTATAGTAGGAACCATTGCAGATGGTACAGGATATTCATCATCAGGATTGTAACAAGGTATGTCTTTAGTAGGATCCTCAAGTATTACATCTATACTTATGTATTCTAATTGATTAGAATCACCTTCTACGTATATTTTATTATTCTTAACCCAAGCAATATAATCTTTACATGTAGCCTTTCTGTATCTCTACAATTTGGCTTTAGTATAACTGCCCAATTGAATAAGATTACCAAACATATCTCGTACTGCTAGTACTCCTGGTTTATACTTAAAATTAATCAAAGTAGGTAGTTCCTTATCTCCTACATATACAAACTTATTAGGAACTGTTTGTACTCTGTCTAAGTGGATTGGTTCTAATGTAGAGACATACGCTTCATCTACATCATATCCTTTGTCTATAGCCTACTTTATTAACATAGCTCTGTAATACTTAATCCACAACTCAATCTGATGTTTGGATAACTTCTCAGATTCAGTTATATTGTTATTACGAGCTATCTGTAACACATTGTCAATAATATTATTTAGACTCATATTTATTTCATTAACGTTAATACATCCTAAAACGCATTTTAAAGCGTTTTGAGACACTTTATGTGTTTGCCTTTACAATCCCTTAGTATAACTAATAGCGCTTCCTGTACAGTCTTAAAACAAAAAAAGGTTGACCTTATTGATCAACCTTATCCATTACATCTTGCATATCCTATGGTAGCATCTATTTCATTGGAGGTGGAACCATTTGACTTGCTTGTTTAATTACTTTCTTTAACTCATCTATTTCTTTCTATAAAGCATCTATCTTCGACTCCTCTTTATTATCTTCTTCAGTACCAAGTTTATCTAGCAATGTTTGACATTTTCTCATCTCTTCATCACACTTGGCAATTGATTCTTTTTGAGCTTTGTATGAATTATACTGATTTCTAATAATACTAACTATTTCAGATTTATCTGTAGAAATAGTAAGACCTATACTAGTATCAGTTATTACTGATCTATCTTCAGGTATAGTAAACTTCTTAGATTCTCCATTACATTGTATTACTATATCTATTACTTTCTTACGAGGTTGATTAGGCATTGGGAACTACCCTTGTGGTAGTGGTTCATCGTATATCTTAGATGCAGATATAACTCTACCTATATTATACTCGGTATTCTTTTTAAACGTCCCTACAACTTCTATAATGTAGACGTTATCACCAGGTTTTAATTGATTGAATAGCATATTGTTAAGATTAAAAGGGCTCAATTAAGAGCCCTTAGTTATTTATTAAGCTGCAGGAGCTGCAGGAGTAACAATGTGATTTACTATTTGGAAGATTCCGTTATTCTTATTGTAGTATACAAAGTATCTGTTGCCATTTGATACTTCTTCAGTAGGCATCTAATCACCAGAACCATTAATCAATGGTTTAGCTCCACTAGATGTATTACTAGAAGTAGTCGAACTACTAGACCTAGTAGGATCAATACTAACTAATGCACCAGCAGGTATAGTAGACGATGGTACGTGTGTTACATTTAGTAAGAAGATACCTTCACATGGCAATTGCCTCCATATTTTAGGACATATACCATATGTTACACTGCTATTTTCTACATCAGATGTAACATAGATAGTTCTAATTACTGGTATACCAAAATTATCTACAGTTCTTACTCTATTATTAAACATGTAAGGATTGAAAGGATAAAACATAATTACCTCCTTTCTTAGCAATTACAGCCTTCGCCGTATCCATATCCGTATCCTGAGAACCCACCATTACATCCAAAAGGATTACATGTCAGATATGCAGGAACCGGACAAGGTCTGATCTGATTAACGATATTAGCTGTTTGAGCCTATTGAGAAGCAGACAACTGATAAGCTTGCTTTTCATCACGAAGAGCTTCAATCTTATTCTGCATTTCACGCATTTCTAATTGACAGAATTTGTCATTGATAATCTGAGTCTGAGCATCAATCTTAGCGCCTATAACGTTAAATTTGACAGCATTGTCAGACATTAAGCTATTGAAACCAGAGGTTATTGCATTCTGCAAAGTATTAGTCTGGTTGCAGTTTGCTAACTGGTTCTCATAACCCATTCTAGTTATATTGTTATTTATGCCACATACTTCTTGTCTTAGATCGCAGCAGCAGCTAGCTAACTGAGAAGCCAAAGAAGCATTACCAGAAGTAATAGCATTGATTACTTCGCAGCTTGCAAGTTTGGTATCACAAGATATCTGACTTACTCCACTATTGATAGTATTCAAAGCGGTCTGAACAGAGTTGATATCACAGTTCAAAGTTGTAGCAAGGTTGTTAATAGCGTCTTTGTTGCCATTGATAGCCTACATCAACAGGTTAGTATTAGCATCAGTATTCAATTCAGAAGCCAAAGCACCTGCATTGCGACCACCGAAACCAAAACCATTACCGCCCCAACAGAAGAACAGCAATATGATCCAGATCCACCACCAGCCGCCGTTACCACCCATGCCGTTGTTATTCATCATAGCCATTAAAGCTGCGGGGTCCATATTACCTCTATTAGCATTTTGCATTAAAGCAGCAAGACCAGCGTCAATACCACGATCTTGCACGATAATTCTATCTTCTAACATAATTGATTTATTTTATAAATTTGATTTTAATTAGTATCTAACGTAACGAATAGCTTTACGCTTGTATTCATAAGGATCATAATCGTGATCATGTTCATGTTCGTATTCGTGTTCACGTCTATCATAGTCATCCCTATCATACATGTGACGTCTTCCAAACATTCCCATTCGTCTACCACCTCTACGATAACGACCAAATTCTTCGTCTTCTTCGTCGTCTTCGTATTTGTACATTTCTTTTTCGTAGCATTCCATTTCAGCTTCTCTGACTTTATCACACATTACGTATACATAGTAATACCACATCTTGCCTTCATCTATGTCTTTATCATTTAGCCAAGCTTTGGCAAACTCAACATAGTTCTTAGTATTATTAGAACCAGTGATATTAATGATTACTTTGTAATAGTCAGAATAAACCATATTTAATGCTACGAACCAATCATATCGATTGAACTTACTTCCTAAAGTAATTCCATACTGACTGGCTAATGTAGTGGTTTCCTCTATAGACCAATGCGGTCCACGAGTACCATCCTCATTTTCCATCTTCATTACAGCTTTACGAGCGTGCTCCTCATTGAAGTGTGGACCATGTTCTTTCTCATAAGCTTTAATATGAAATATTCTATGCATATTATTATTGATTAATATTGTTTTGAATATATTACTTTGTGGGTACTTCTACTACCCTTGTGTCCGTTACTTTGATTAACGGATTACTATTTACTATCTGGTATTTTTTGGTACGTATTTTTTTAAAGTCAAAGTGCCAGAATCTAACCCAGACATTACGATAAGTATTCTTATACTCCTTAGTCTCTGTTACAAATATTGTTTGCTAGTTCTTTATGTCAATTTTGGCTGCTAGGATTGAATCCTTCTTACTAACTATGATAGTTGTTAATTCATTAAGCTTTAGTTCTTCTTCAAAGTCTATAGCTTCCCTTTTGATTACTGTTTTTACAGAATCTTTAATCTCAGTATTGATTACGCTTGCACTAGTTAGATTCTTGTCTTTGACTTTATTTTCTTTCTTAACCTAGTTTATATATTGTACCAGGCTATCCTTACTATAATTAAGTTCATTAATAGTAAGTTGTAATACTCTATTGTGTGCTTCTTTATCTGTAGCTATACTTTCGTAAGCCTTTATATTGTTAGTTATTCTATCTATTTCCTTATTTTTCTTACTTAACTAATTGTTCTAAAACAAAATAGTCGCAATAAGTAAACTAACGAAACCTACTGCGACTATTCTGATATTATTACTGAACCAATTAATTATCTTTACTATTATTGGTATCATCTGATAGTTCTTCATCTAATTCGACATCTAAAATCTGTTCCCCTTTCTTCTTTACTACTCTCTTAAGTATATTCCATATCTTCCATTTAGGATGTAACTTACCTAAGTGTTCTAGTAAAGAAAAGAACTCAACGAGAGCGATAGCACCAGCTATAAACTCGATAGCATGTAAATCGATAGAAGTTACAATAAACTTCTCAATAGTAAATGCTCCACAAATAGCTACTATAGCATCTCTGAGTTTGTAGAATATCTTTGACGTTAATCTCTTAGAACGAGCAAAAAATTCGTCATCTTTGAACTTCTTATTTACCTTACACTCATATACAGTGTTGACTACTATGACACCTGCTAGAGCCATTATAGGAACATATACCGGTGAATATAGCGAAATTAATCCACCTATAGCAGCGGAAAGAAACTTTTCTGCACTACTAAACATGTTCTTAAATATCGGCATTGTGTATTCTCCTAACTGATAATAATTCATAGATAGTAACTGATAAGTGTAACCAAAAAGTCCTTGTTGATTTGAAAAGGGGATAAAATCAGCAAGGACTCTGAAAATTGTTCGAGATTATATTTATATAACGTACATGGTATTATTATGTTCCTGTTATTGAATAGTTACTAGTAACATTTAATAGCGCTTCTTACTTACTATAATGAGGCTATTTTATTCTCTAATAAGGTAACTCTATCTTCTAACTACTTAACATATTTAGATACAGATAAAGCACATACAGTTCCTAGTACTCCATAGTTTAAAGATAGATATTCGTCATTATCTTTAGTAACAACCTAAGGTAATTTATCAAGCCAGTAATGAGCATTGGTACCTACTCTTACTATTTCTTTTTCATCATCTATAAGGGTATAATCAAATAGATCAGCATAAGCCATATCATCTAGACTCACAGTATGAGGACTTAACACTTTCTTTTTACGAATGTCTGATGTTTCGGCGAAACCACCTGACGCGTTTACTACTCCTGATACATGAAGCCTATAACTTGGCGCTGTAGTGCCTATGCCGACGTTGCCGCCACCCATACAGCAAATTAAGTTATTAGGAGTATCATGTTGGAGGTCTAATTCAGTCCTATAATTATTTATCTCACTACCTCTTCCGCTATCATTTCCGTTGTTATCTGTCTCAATGCAGATATTAAGAAACTTAGCTCCTCCTGTTACATTCCCTGTACCGTCAAAAGGCTTGCTGAATATTGTGCGAGGGGTTTGCAGCTTAGTGGCGGACGCTACATTATCACTAATACAAGCTAATGTCTTTTGCCAATAATTATTCTCAGTTGTACCAAAAATAATCGGGTTACTGTCTAACGGAAAGTATACACCTGTTGAGTATCCTGGATATCCTTCTTCATTTATTCCACTATTACAATACACTTGTATCTGCATATTACCTAATGCATTAGGATGTCCGACTCCAATAAATAAAGAGTCATCAGCCCCAGTATTAACATTATTATAACACCAGCCTAATACCTTTCTTAAATAGACGTTAGTATCAGTAGAACCAAATTCATTGTAATCAGGGAAGCCAATTTGACGCATCACTCTATCTCCTACATTACCAAGATGTTTGCCGTCCAACAAATCCGCATCCAGCCCTGAACCTGAACCATCGTTGCCGGCATGCCAAACTTTATAATTATTAGACCCTAAAAGAATATTTACGTCTCCGCTTGCCCAGTCTTGATTAATATCAGTTCTAGCTATTCTTAGGTTACCGTCTCCGTCTGTGAAGTTAATTCCAATTCTATTGGAACCTGCATTATTAAAACTGATAGCAGACTTGGTTCTTGGAATAGATATAAGGTCAATGCCAGAATCTGCGTTAAATAACAATTTTCCTGTCATCGTATCCCCTGCCTTGTTGACGTAACGGTTATCCAGTTCGCCTGCGTAGTTGCCTGTGTGGAGAATGGTATTACTTTTTACGGTGGGGTTATTTTGAAAAGTTACTACGCCATTAGCTTCATTTATAATAAACGATCCTGCTTGATGACTCCTGTCATAGTGTGTGTTTACGTATAAAGAACCATTATTTGCGTCATTAGAAAAATAAATACCTTTATCTCTTCCGATAAAAGTGTATAACAAAGTAGCTACAAACTGTTCATTACCTGCAAATAGTTGACCTGCGACACTCAAATCACCAGTTACTGTATCACCAGCCTTCAAAACATACTTTCCGTCAGCATCAGACTTCGTATAAGCATCCGTAATCCCATAACCGCTTAGAGTAGTTGGTTTATTCCATATCTTATCCCACGATGTGGTAATTATTTTGTCCCCTATAAATATGCCGGTGTCCATCTATTTACCCCCCCCCGATTTTAATCAATTTTGTTTGTTTTAATAATCATATATGTATATAAATGCTATTGCATTAGTCTGATCTCCTGCTAAAGATACTATTTCATCTCCATCATACATATCGACATCCCAATCTATGTAATACACACCATCCTAATCATAATATGTATACCATAAACCTCCGTATATATCTCTTCCACTTACATTTCTAAATGATAACGGTTGAGTTTCATCTTCAGTATGTACATAAGATCCTTTGGAAGGTACTGTTACTATAATTGTGTCGGCAGTATTTTTTACCTCTATCTTTACTTCCTAACTACTATTATTGACAAGTATAAATGGTTTATACGAATTAGGATCTGAATGATTTATAAAGTCATTCACTCCACCCCCCCCATTATGAGGTTAGTACCTAAGTAAGCTTTATTAACACTATTAGTGCCTTGTTTTATTCCATTCATATTATCCTACAATTAAATAAAGAGTATTAGATGATTTGGATGACGCATCATATTGTGCCTAAGTACAAGATACTATATGAAAGCCATCTACTGTATCAGCATTATAACTAGTAGATCCTGCAGGTCCTTGTGGCCCCTAATCTCCTTTGTCACCTTTTGGCCCTTGTAGACCTTGTGATCCAGTGTCTCCCTTATCCCCCTTATCTCCTTTCAGATTAGCAGAAGATGTACCTGAAGCAGATGTAACAGTAAGAGTAGTACCATTCCATGAATGTGTACAAGATACTCCATCTGTACCTCTATCACCCTTATCACCTTTACTTCCAGTATCTCCCTTAGCTCCTTGAATTCCTTGTGCACCTTGTACTCCTTTAAGATTCTTAAAGTTAAAAGTAAACGTTCTAGCTTGTGCAGTCCCCCCCATAGTTACAGTAACTGCTGGAGTACCTACATTAGAATCTATAGTAGCTGTTACATCTGTAATAGAAGCACTTGCTCCATCAGTACCACGTTCTCCCTAAGGACCTTGAGGACCTTCTTGACTAGAAATCAAAGAATTACCTACGAATAAACCTGCATTTGCATTCTATGCTAACGTTGTCATAATTAATTAAATTTATACAGTTGGAACTTCAGGTGTTTCAAGTGCTGTTACTCTATCAGTCAAAGCATTAATTAAATCCATTAACTGTTTACCTTGCGCTGCAGATAAAGCCTCTACTATAGAGTCAGAAGTAAGAGTATTATTTACAGTTACCTTAGCAGCATTTACAATATCTGTAGTTTCTTGTTTAGTGTATACTGCCTCACTATCTGCTTTAGTAGCTAATGTAGTTGCTAAGTTCTACTCAGCTTGTGTAGCTCTACTAATCTCAGCATTAAGGTTACTCTTGATCTGATTAATCTATTCAGTCTAATCAGCGTTGTCACTATTGTTAATAGGTATCCACATGCCATCAGTATTACTCTTTATGACATTACCTGAACTATCTGCAGATAAATCAATCCAATATGCTACTTCAGTTGGATTAGGAGCATACTTAGATGCTACAAAATTAATATTTTCTTGTCTTATCATAATATTTCTTTGTTTTTATTTCATTCTACATTATTTAGATAGTGTAGCTTTCATTCTATAGTGATATATATAGGTTCGTGAATATCTGTGTGCATTTTAAGCATCTAGTACAACTCTTTAAAAGTATTAGTGCTATTAATAACTTGTCCTTTTACTTTATTCTATCCAACAAGTATGCAACCATCTGTATCCTGTGTAGTATTACCGATGTGTATTAGTACGCCATCATAACCAGGAACTCCTACTAATCTAGGCAGATAACCATTACAAAATGAATACTGTTTATAGTTACTAAATTTAGGAGATTGTATATCTAAAGTAACACTGTAAGTACCAGTAGGTATTGCTGTTACTCCTTTGACTTTCATACTTCTGATTTCATCTAAAGTCATTTTAGAGTCTAGCCCTCTATCTGTATCTTCAAGAGTATCACATATATACATCAGATCAAAACCATTTCCAGATGCGTGTTGTTCATCAGAATAAGTTTTACAATATAACTTACCTATAGTATACTTATCCCCTCTAAATATTCTTTTTAATAACAATTCCATGTTGTATATTATTAGTATTTCTTCAATTACTAACTGATTTTTCTAATATATTACCTAATAAATCCGCAGCCAAGTTCATACCGAATTGTTTAGAGTCATTATCAATCTCACTGACTTTAACATTAATCTAGAGTAATAACATATATATCTACTCTAGTAATTCTCTATCTGACATATGAACTAAGTACGGATTCATCTTTATTTAAAAGTATAATTGTAATTATATTATTGTGCAGATATAATTATCATAACACCATCATCACTATCTAGATCTACTGGAATAGGATTACCCGCTATCATATAAGTCATAGGAAGTAGCACTGTATCAGAGAAAATATGTATATAAACATTTTCTGTAGTTACCATATTTAAAAAATGGTTTCTACTAGTATTTATAAACCATACTGAATTAGCATCAACAGTTTCTTCAAGGACGTCATCCAAAATAAAATTTACAGGATGATTATTAGTGTTAATATAAAGTATAATACTGTTATTATCCATAACGTTTTCCAGTCTATCTTTAGGGAACGTCAACCCCCCCCCCAGTTGCTAGCTGCCGAGGAATATTTTACCTATATTTTGTGAACCTAATTTAGTTTCTCCCATATTAGTTAAATATTTAAGCTGTTATATAAAATATACCGCAACCACGCTCACAAGCACTAATAGAAAAATATCCATTAGCAGCTATACTTTGATTTATCTTATTGGATATACGTCCATTTTTATTCCCATAAACGCTAATATCATATCCAACGTGAAACGTACATACAGTCATAGCAGTTTTTGCTTTTATAGAAATCCCACTTTCACTTTCGTTTTCAAAATTAAAAACTTTCGTAGTATTCGCTGGTATAACAACATCTTGAGAAGCGGCATCATGAAATATATATATTGTTTTGTCTTGATTAGTAGTGTTAATAAAACAATACATACTATAGTTATAGCGAAATCCATCTTTATTAACATCCACAGTTGATCCGCTTTTTGAAAGCTAATTTGTACCTAAATATATATTGCCCATTTCTGAAGAGCCTACTTTTATATCATTCATAACATTAATACTTATTCAGTTACTGCATACATTGTATTAGCATCCTTAGGATCTAATGCTGCATAATCTGTAGCAGATATTTTAGTTGCGGTAGTGAGATTATTGGATTTTATTAGAGAATTAACTTTAACGTATCCTCCAGTACCATCTACATTTATATAAAACGAATGTACATTTACAGCAAAATTCTCTGCAGGTAAGCTTATTGTAAACATTAATAAGTACATATTTGCAGAAGAGCTATCGTGATATGCAACTACATTACTTAATTGAAAATATGTACCAAGTGTATCTTCTGGTAAAGTTATATGATATTGAGAGTGATTTTGTATAATGTCCATTACTACGTTCTTGTAATTATTAAAACTTCCGAACATACTATTAACAAAATCCATAGCCTAAGCATCAGTAATCTCAATATTACCATCAACAGAAACCAATCCACTAATAGCTTTAGAGGTCTAACCCATTATTCTCTTAGTAACAGTTATATCTCTAGTAGAGCCATTAATGTGTATATATACCCATAGAGGATAAGCAGAATCTTGATCTATTACAAAGTTGAGACTAATCTCATTATCTATAGTATAGGCGGCTACGGGAATTCGTGATCCAGTAGTAGATAGATCTGCCATACCTACGTAAGTCATAATGACTTTCTTCTTAGTAATGGCGTTCTACAATGCAGTATATTCTTCTTGACTTATTTTACCCTGTGATATACCTGGTTCAAAGTAATATACTTCAAGATCTTTATTAGTTTGATACAGAAATGAATTTACTGTAGCACTAGCTGTCTCATTTTCATAACGTATAACCATATCGTATATAGCAGTGCCTAACTGATACATGACTTCTATAGTTATTTTAGATGTACTTTCTACATAAGTACAAGTATGGTATATAACGAAAGCAGATGTAGACGAACTCTAATTGCTATCAGCAATAGCTAGTGGTTTGTTACTAGAAGCAATCTTAATCATCAATGCTTTAAATGACTCAAGTCCACCAAACACTTCTAATATTTCTTCAGAAGAACTATGCTAGCTAATAGTAATAATCATTGATGGTAATAATATAAGATCATTTATCTCAGACCAAGTTGCATTCTATCTACCATACAACTTACCATCTTCAGGAGCTTCTACGATACCGCCTCCAGTACCTCCACCACCAATCTCTACCCAATTACTTGTTTTAGTATAATCGGTAGAGGTAAGCTGATACAGCTTACCTGGTCTATCCTCACATGTAACATTCTTTCCTTTATATACCCATACACTACCTTCTTCATCAGTCCAAGTCTCAGCTTTGGTTAGATCCGCATAGGTAGGAACTATACTACCTGCTTCAAGTGGTGCATCTTTCTTTACTTCTAAGTTACCACTAAAATTAAATGTTCCTTTATTTCTCATAATTATGCAAATGTAATTTTAAATGATGAAGATCCATTAATACCATCATTACGTGTATATGTTTTATATTCTACTTGACTTCCTTGTACTTCTATATTCTCTGTAGTCACTGTGAAACGATCTATACTATAATCTTCGTACTTATCATTTAATGTATTTAACAGAGTTATAGAACTTACTGTGAATTTAGAAGGTAATTTGAAAGCATGTTTATTATCTGCTGTTTCAGCTACATAGGTAATATCCAATAACTTACTAGTAGATAATGGCAATTTAGCAAATGTAGTAATATTATCCTTATTAGTAAAGTAAGGATATACGCCTGTAACAGTTAAAGTCTTAGTATTACCAGGAACAATACTGTTAAGTGTAGCATTCTCTTTAGCTACAGTCTTATGTTCATCACTAGTCTTACCAAGATTAGAACAAGCATAATATACAGGCATAGATGCAAATGTAGCAGTTGCTTTTGGGCCTGTAATATCTACCTTCACTGTATTACTTCCTTCAATTGCATTAAATACTTTACTCTCTAAAGTAACAGCAGAATGATCTGTATTAGGAGTAGCACTTTCTGATTCTCCATTTACTAATCTAGTCATAGTATAATTTTCTTCTAACAGATTTACATTAGAACCATTTATAGTAATAGTATTATTATCTGAGTCTTTACTGTTATCATTGGCAGCATTATAACCATAAGTAAATCCAGAATACTTTCTAGGAGTACTAGATGCTACAGCTGCAGATAATGTAGTATCACTAATAGTAATAGGAGTACCTACTTCTACTAATCCAGTAGAACTCAATGTAAATGAAGGAACTGAAATAGTAGCTTTAGATGTACCTTCTGTAAATGTAAGACTACCAGGCCACAATTCCTTAGTAAACAATGTCATAAATAAATCCTACAGATTAGTATCAGAACTAATACTAGTAATACCAGCACTGTTAAGTAAACTAGCTAAAGGGCCACCAGCTACAGGTATCTCATTAGTAGTCTTTACAGCTTCGGTATTTACTTCGGTTTCTACTGTTATATAAGTTCCATTATCTGCTAAGAATTTAGTACCATCACCATTAGTAAGTATCTTATTAAGTTTAATACTTTCTTGACTAGTAATGATACCAGCTGACGTTGAGCTAGCTTTCGGCAATGTTACATTCTTCTCACTAGTAATAATACCATTAGCTAAACCAACAGTCATTATAGCGTCATCAGCAGTACTATCAGCAAAGTCAATATCCGTAATAGCAGAGTTAGTCTTCTTATCTAATTCAGCCTGTACTGCAGTAGAAACAGGTTTATCAGCATCGCTAGTATTATCAACATTACCTAATCCTACTTGAGCCTTAGTTACTGAATGTGGATTCTACTTATTAGTGATATGAGTAGTAAGGTTACTCTGAACACTATCGATATCAGAGGTAATGCCTTCTTGAGTCTTTAAACCGTCTAGTTTAACCTTATCAGCTATTGTCATAACTCCAGCAAACGTAGAGGAAGCAGCCCCAATAGTTACTATTGCCTAATCTGCATCAATATATATACCGTCTTCACCCTTAGTCTTCTTGTTACTCATTATGTTAACATAATTAGTAGAAGGAAGGTAATTAATACTAGTTATTATATCTGAAGGTAAACTGTCAGATACATCTTTGAGATATTTACCTTTATCACCAGCATAAGCTGTACTAGATGTTTCACCTAATGCTAATGATTGAGATATCTCTATGTATCTAGTACCTGACCATCTATAAGTAAGATTAGTATCTAATGTAACATATATCTTACCAGCTTCTCCCACTTCAGGTAACTCATCAAATGTAGCTACTTCTATTACATCATCTACGTACGCAGGCAACTGTGATGAAGGAATAAGACCTTTACTATCTAATGATGCAAAGCCATTAGGTTGACCTTTGGTAGCTATAAATCCATTCAATTGATTACTTACTTCAGTAATTCTAGTGTTGTTGTCTTGATCACCTCTCTGTCTTTCAGTAGTCTCAGTAGAAATAGCGGTAGATAACTCTGCCTCTTTACCAGTAGCTCTAGTAGTCTCTGCAGATATAGCCGATTGTAATTCAGTATCTGCTTGCTTCCTATCTGCTATCTCTGTAGAAATACGAGTATTAATAGCAGAATCAGCCGATTGATAATTAGCAGTTATGTTATTCTCTGCATTCTTAGCGCGGATGACCTCTGCATCTAAATCAGTACGTAATGCTTCATCAGCTTGAGTGCGAGCAGTTTCTTCTGCAGTTATAGCTGCTTTTCTATCAGCTACCTCAGTATTAATCTTACCAGTAACTGTATCTATAGCATCACCTCTATCAGCAATCTCCTTATCTATTCTGCCACCTAATGCAGTATCTGCCGCCTCTCTGTCACTAGATTCTGTTGTAATGCGATTACCTAATGCAGTATCAGCCTGTGAACGAGTAGATGCTTCTGCATCGATATTACTTTGTAATTGTCTATCTGCAGCTTCTCTAGCTTCTCTTTCAGCCTATATATCTTCAGCAACGCCAGTATCTAATCTTACTTTATCTGCAGCTGTCATCACACCTGCGGTAGTAGTAGTAGCTGCCGGAATGTCTTTGTATAGATTACCAGAATCCGCATAAACTCCATCTATTACTCTAGAAATAGGCTGTACTACTGTTACTTTATCTGCTGCAGTAGTAATAGTTGTCTTTTCAGTTAGCCACATCTTTGGCATTGAATCAAACAACTTCTTATCTGTAGCAGCCATAAGACCTGCTTCAGTACTAGTAGATGAGTCGAGTACTACAGAACTATCTGTATTATTCACATACAGTTCATCACTGCCTCTTTTCTTATTGTTTACATTTATCTTATTAGTAGTACTTGTTTTCTCAACTGCACTACTTACATTAGACAGTACCGTATCAGGTAAGCTGTCTATAATATCTTTACTATGTTTACCCTTACCACCATCGTAAGCAGTACCAGTAATCTCACCTATGATTAATGGACCACCGTCATTTACTGAAACCCATATTGACCCAGACCATCTAAACGAATATGCAGGCTGACCTTCTTCAATATTTATATATATCTTACCTACTTCTCCTATTACAGCTTGAGTATGCTTAGCATCTTTGTATAATCTAATGTTGTTTAATTGACCAATAGGAGATACATCATAAGTAGCATATACTTCTATTACATCGTCAACATACGAAGGCACAATAAATTGTTTGCTGTTTTCATCCCATCTATATATAGCGTCAGACTTTTCACTATCTAGAGGGGTAAGAAATACATACAACTGGGTTTTAGACGGATCACTAATTGTATATGTTCCATCCTCTTGGTACATATACAACTTCTTGTCTCCTGTATTAAAGTATACATCACCTACATTAGAAGCATAGAACTCTAATTCTGAGGCACTCTGTATACACTATTTAATATTTACTAAACTCTGTAAACTAATATTCTAATTAGTAACCTTCTAGAAGTAATCTATTACACCTTCCAGATTTAGCTTACCATTAGAAAACGAATCCTGGAAAGGGATATTCTCCTTTCCAGTTAGTTCGTTTCTTAGTTCGAGTTCACTTATTTTAACTCCTTTTACTATCATTTCGATTCGTCGTCTTTAAGTTCTTCTACTTCCTTAGTTGCTTCGAGAAAAGCTTGGATAAAGGCAGGTTTGCAGTATTGACTTACATACTTATTCAGTACTTCTACTTCTTCAGATGTAAGTTCTACTTCATTATCTGAATTGTAGATTTTGAATGCTAAGGCATGGTCTTTAATACCACTACCTACTTCATATATCATTTCACCTATTTGTTCTCTAACATCAATACAGACTTTGTTAGTTTTCTTAATATCTGTATATACTTCCAGTTGTGCAAAATTTATTTTCATAATTATTTATGTAAATTATAAACTAACCTCATATAATATACCACCTCTAAAGCGTAAGTATATATCTTTAGTATTAATAGCATCTCTCCTTAACGCTCTTACCTCACCAGTGTATCCTTCATACCGCTTATAATCACTGTCCATAAA